CTTCAAAAATTCTCCGGGGGATATTTTTGGAAAATGGCTTCGGTTTTCAGCGGTGCTTGAACAAGCCCACAGGGCGGCGTTTACCGGCGAGGACTCTTTTTCGTTCAGCTGTGATCTCCTTTCCGGCTGAGTACGCAATGCATTACCTCCATTGCCGCGAGTTTTTCTCCACTTGTCGGTAAGCTGCTTATGCGGGCTTCTTCAAGCACCGCTGAAAACCGGTCCAAACATCACAGAAACTGCCACAACTCTAAGTGAGAGGAGGTGTCAAGTGTGGCAAAAGCAACGAAACCTTCTGGCATTCAACCGAGGAAGCGCCGGGCCGCCTTGACACCGGAGGCCAGAGAGAACCAGCTGATCGATTTGGCCGTCAACCTGATTGAAAAGCGTCTGCTGGAGGGGACGGCTTCTTCCCAGGAGGTCACCACCATCCTGAAGCTCGGAACCACCAGGGCGCGTCTGGAAAATGAGCGGCTTGCCAAAGAGGTGGAGCTGGTCCAGGCCAAGACCGAGGCGTACAAATCCGGAGTCCGGATGGATGAGCTCTACGAAAAGGCCATGGCCGCCTTTAAGCGGTACAGCGGGCAGGACGAGGAGGACGGGGATGAGTATTAGATGTTACTCGGAATTGATCCTTCTCCCCACCTTCGAGGAGCGCTACCGCTATCTTCGTTTGAACGGTGTTGTCGGAGAGGAGACCTTCGGCTTTGACCGGTACATGAATCAGGTCTTTTATCGCTCCCCGGAGTGGAAGCAGATCCGGGATGTTGTGATTGCCCGGGACATGGGGTGTGATTTGGGAATTGCCGGACGGGAGATTTACCGCCGTCCACTTATCCACCACATGAACCCGATCCGCCCGGAGGACATCCGGGAGCGAAGAGGGATCATCCTCGATCCCGAGTTTCTGATCACCACAATTCATGAGACGCATCTGGCCATCCATTATGGCGACGAGAACCGGTTGTTCAAGGAGCCGATTACACGCAGACCCAATGATACCTGTCCTTGGAAAAAGTAGAGGAGGACTCGAAATGGAGAATCATGCTGCCGGTGTTGTGACGAATTGTCTGAGAGCGGCGCTTTATCAAGATCCGAGAGCAAATTCCAAAGTCCTTACAGTCATTACGGCTCTGACCAGAGTTTCCGTTAATATGGACGAGCCAACAGATGCTTTCTATAAAGTATCGACCTCCAACGGCACCCAGGGGTACTGCATGAAGAAGTTCATCGCAGTCCGCCGGTGAGGAGGCTGTTATGGAGATTTCCGAAAGCATCCTGATATCAATCAAGAAACTGTTGGGCATCGACGAGAGTTACACGCACTTTGACCCGGACATCATCATCCACATCAACAGTGTGTTTTCCATCCTGACGCAAATGGGCGTTGGACCTGCCAACGGTTTCTCAATCTCAGGAAAAGATGAAGTCTGGTCCGGATTTATTCAGGATAAGCCGAACATCTTTTCCTTAGTCAAATCCTACGTTTACATGAAGGTTCGGTTGTTATTTGACCCGCCTCTCAGCTCCGCTGCCATTGAGTCCATCAACCGGCAGATCAGTGAGTTTGAGTGGCGGCTTTTTGTTGCAGCGGACCCCGTGAAGAACACTAGCGGGAAGGAGGAAAGTCAAAATGGAGAATAGCATGCTCCTGCACTACGGCATCAAAGGCATGAAGTGGGGCGTCCGCCGCTACCAGAACAAAGACGGCACCCTGACCGCCGCCGGTGAAAAACGCTATGACCGGGATAAACGGGAAAACGCGGCCAAGAAGAAGGAGAACCGCATCGACCTGTCCAACCCGGACCCGAAGCGCTGGGCTAAGGAGGACCTGGAGCGGACCAAGAAAACCGTCGACTCCAGCTCGGATCTGGTGAAGGAGATGAAAAAGCTGGAGCAGACCAGCACGTCCAAGCCAGCTCCGAAACGGATGGATCTGAGCAAGATGACCGACAAGGAGATGCGGGATAAGATCAACCGGGAGCTTCTGGAGCGGCAATACAATCAGCTGTTCGCGGATACCTCCCCAGCTCAGGTTTCTAAAGGGCGGCAGGCATTGCGGGATACGCTGGAAGTGGCGGGAAGCGTTCTGGCGATCGCAGGGTCTTCCCTGAGCATTGCCCTTGCAATCAAGGAATTGCGGGGGTAGTTGTTTATGGAACTGCATCACCATGGAATTCTGAAACAGAAGTGGGGCGTTCGGAACGGTCCTCCCTATCCCCTGCGGGGCGGCGACTACACTCCGGCCCAGAAAAAAGCCATCCGCAATAAGCGGAAGAGCGGCAACAGCATCTACAACAAGAAGCACTTTGACGAAGTGCTGAACGCCGATAAGACGACCCTGAGCACGTTGTCCTATGACAAGGACCGGACCAAGAACACCGATATGTTCTACGCAACCCACAATTCCCTGGACAAGCACCAGTATAACGCACTGTTCAACCGGCCGATCCCGCAGCCGGTATATGACGAGAATGGGAAGCAAATCGGAACCGGCGCGTTTATGAAGTACCGGATCGACAACTCGCTTAAAACCGACTTGAAGGTGGCGAGCGAGGACTCCGGCGCAGAGGTCTTCATGAATCTCTATCGAAAAGATCGGGATTTTTATAACTTTGTAACGGATAAGGACCGGATGCAGAGCTATTTCGTGAAAGACAAGTACAAATTCAAGGGGTATCGGGAAGCTGCCGCAGTGTTGGAAAGGATGAAGGACCCGGACTATACGCCCTCGGCCAAAGATCTCCAGACAGTCTATCGGATGTTCAATTATGTGATTCCATATGACGGACAGGGCGACCGATGGAAGGGGCATGACGTCTATGTCCAGCGCACCAAGTTTTTTAACGAATGCAAGAAGGCGGGCTATGGCGCGTTCCTTGACACGAACGACGCCATTTACGGCGGTTTCAAGGCCAAATCGCCCATCATCGTGTTCGACATGGAGCAGGTTATTCCAAAAGATACCTACCGGACAAAGCTGAGCGAGCAGAAGTTCTCCACCCTGGTTCTCCTTGGCAGAAAAGCGCTGGGGCTGTAACGGGAGGCTGGTGAACCGATGTTATCCAACACCGCCGTCCCCCGTTACTACGGCGCATTCCGCGATGCGGTCATCCGCGGCGATATTCCGGTCTGCAAGGAAGTTGCCATGGAGATGTACCGGATTGACCGGCTGATCGAGTCGCCCAGTTACTACTATGATGACAGGGCGGTGGAGGGCTGGATCGAGTTCTGCGAGAACGAGCTGACCCTGACCGACGGTTCCGACCTGCATCTCCTGGATACCTTCAAGCTTTGGGGGGAACAGGTGTTCGGCTGGTACTATTTCGACGACCGCTCTGTCTATGTACCCAATCCGGACGGCAGAGGCGGACGCTATGTGACCAAGCGGATCAAGCAGCGGCTGACCAAAAAGCAGTACCTGATCGTGGGGAGAGGCGCGGCGAAGTCGCTTTACGATTCCTGCATTCAGGCATACTTCTGTGTTGTGGACGGCTCCACCACCCATCAGATCACCACGGCCCCCACCATGAAGCAGGCCGAGGAGATCATCAACCCCATCAAGACCGCCATCACCCGGGCCAGAGGCCCCGTCTTCCAGTTCATGACTGAGGGGTCTTTGCAGAACACCACCGGGTCCCGGGCCAATCGGGTGAAGCTGGCCTCTACCAAGAAGGGTATTGAGAATTTTATCTCGGGCTCCCTGATTGAGATCCGCCCCATGTCGGTGGACAAGCTCCAGGGCCTGCGCTGCAAAGTGGCCACCGTGGACGAGTGGCTGTCCTCCGCCGACGCCCGGGAGGATGTCATCGGCGCGGTGGAGCAGGGCGCCTCCAAGCTGGACGACTACCTTATTATAGCGACCAGTTCCGAGGGCACGGTTCGTAACGGCGCCGGCGATACCATCAAAATGGAGCTGATGAACATTCTCCAAGGCATTGGCCCTCCGCAGGAGCATGTTTCCATCTGGTGGTACAAGCTGGACTCTGTTGAGGAGGTGGCCTACCCCGATATGTGGCCTAAGGCCAACCCGAATCTGGGAAAGACCGTCACCTATGAGACCTATCAGAAGGATGTGGACCGGGCGGAAACCGCCCCCGCCACACGGAATGATATGCTGGCCAAGCGGTTCGGCCTTCCTATGGAGGGGTACACCTACTACTTCACCTACGAGGAGACTTTGCCCCACCGCCGGCAGCGGTTTTGGCAGATGCCCTGCTCCATGGGCGCCGATCTCTCCCAGGGCGATGACTTCTGCTCCTTTACGTTCCTGTTCCCTCTTCGGGATGGTTCCTTTGGCGTTAAGTCGCGCAACTACATCACATCGGTGACACTCCATAAGCTCCCCGCCGCCATGCGGGTTAAGTACGAGGACTTTATGGCAGAGGGCAGCCTGATCGTCATGGAGGGGACAGTTCTCGACATGATGCAGGTCTATGAGGATCTGGACGACCATGTCATCAACTGCGGCTACGATGTGCGCTGCTTTGGATATGACCCCTACAACGCCAAGGAATTTGTGGAGCGGTGGGTCAATGAGAACGGCCCGTTTGGGGTCGAGGTGGTCCGGCAGGGGGCGAGAACGGAATCCGTCCCCCTGGGCGAGCTGAAGAAGCTGGCCGGAGAGCGGATGCTGCTCTTTGACGAGGACTTAATCACCTTCTCTATGGGCAACTGCATCACGATGGAGGACACCAACGGCAACCGTAAGCTGCTGAAAAAGCGGTCTGACCAGAAGATCGACGCGGTGGCGGCCATGATGGACGCCTACGTCGCCTATAAACACAACCCAGAAGCATTTGAGTAAAAAAAAAAGGGGGGGGGTACTTATGAAGCCCTATTATAAACCTTCTCCCCAGGATTGCCTTGCCCATTATGGAGTCAAGGGCATGAAATGGGGCGTCAGGCGTTATCAGAACTATGACGGTTCCTATACCCGAAAAGGACTGGAGCGCTATCGCAAAGCCGAATCGGACTATGAACGTGCCAAATCAAAAGCGGCAGAAACGAAAGCCGCCCATAAATCCGGACAGGCTACCCGGCAGCAGGTCAAGGACGCTAATCGGGCCGTCAAAACCGAAAAACGTCGGATGGAAGACGCCTATGGTAAACTGAAGACCGACAAGTTAGCGGATGAAGGCAAGAAACTTTATCAGCGCGGCAAGACCATTACCGGGAATACCCGAACTGCTTATTTAGCGGAAACGGCCATAGTAGTTGGTTCCTATGCGGTAAGTTCACTCTTATCCAAAGGGATGGAAGACCAGCGGACGGCACAACTTGCGGGCTCAGCTATCGCAGTGGGCGGAACAATCGTGAACGCTTTGCTCGCTGGAAAGGCCATCAGCGAGAACAGAAAGCTGCGGGCCTACTATGCCCATTGAGAAGAGAGGGACAATGATGGCGTTGACTCCTATTTTTCTCGACATTCTTTTGCACAATGACATTCGCCCTGTCAAAGCGGCGAAACGCCTCACCACAGACTCTTAACCGGGTCTGTGGTTTTTTTTTTGACCTAAATTAGATACACACGGGACGGTTGTTACAAATTTTATCACAGATAGGAGGTGACCGCGATTGTCAGATGTTTTGCAGCACTACGGCATCCGTGGGATGAAATGGGGCGTGCGGAGATTTCAGCAGAAGGATGGAAGCTTGACGTCCCAGGGCCGGAAACGGTACGGCGGTGAGGATGGACCCGAGCGGAAGAAGCTGCCCGCAGCCGGAAAAGCGGCCGTGGGAGCGGCGGCAGCCGCAGGAATCGTTCTTACCGCTTATCTGGTAAAACGGCACGGGGCGAAAAAGGCGGTGGAGCTTGCCGCAAAGGCAGAGCAGGGAAAGCGGGCCGTGGAGCAGCTTCAAAAGAGCGCCTCCGTCTTCTCAACGCCGGTCAGCCAGCTTCGGACTCCCGGGCCGTCTCCGGGCGGCGGCGTTCAGCAGGCGGTAAAAACCGTTGCCTCGGCCACAAAGCAGGCATCCGCGGCAAAGCCTCCTCCGGCTTACGACTTCGCGGCCTTGATGAAGCAGAACGACGAGCTGCTCAAGAAGATGTACGCCGATCTGCTGTCGTAGGAGGTGAGAAAAGTGGAAATGTCAGTTGGTTCCAGGCTGAAACACGCCTGGAACGCTTTTTTAGGCAATGAGTTTTTCAAGTACAGCCATTCCCTTGGCCCCAGCTACTCCTACCGCCCGGACCGGCCCATTTTCAGCCGGGGAAACGAGCGCTCCATCATTACCTCCGTCTACAACCGGATCGCGCTGGACGCGGCGTCGATTGGGATTCAGCATGTCCGCCTGGATGACGACGGCCGGTTTACAGAGGTGATCAATTCAAGTTTGAACGGCTGTTTGACTTTGGAGGCAAATCTGGACCAGACCGGGCGGGCCTTTATCCAGGACGTGGTCATGTCCATGCTGGACGAGGGATGCGTGGCCATCGTGCCCACGGATACCGACCTCGACCCGGAGACCGGCTCGTTCAAGATCGAAACGATGCGTACCGGGAAAATCGTGGAGTGGTATCCCAAGCACGTCAAGGTCCGGGTCTACAACGAGAACCGGGGCGAGAAGCAGGATGTCATCCTGCCGAAGAGTGGGGTCGCCATCATTGAGAACCCGTTTTTCGCGGTGATGAATGAGCCCAACTCCACCATGCAGCGGTTGATCCGAAAACTCAATATTTTGGACGCAATCGACGAGCAGAGCGGTTCCGGAAAACTCAACCTGATTATTCAGCTGCCCTACGTCATCAAGACGGAAGCGAGGCGTCAACAGGCGGAAAAACGCCGTAAAGATATCGAGGAACAGTTGTCCGGCTCCAAGTATGGCGTCGCTTACACCGACGGCACGGAACACGTGGTCCAGCTGAACCGGCCCATCGACAACAATCTGATGTCCCAGATTGAATACCTGACGAGCATGCTTTACAGCCAGTTGGGGATCACGCAGGGGATTTTGGACGGGACTGCCGATGACCGGACGAAGCTGAATTACGACAACCGGACGATTGAACCGATCCTATCAGCCATTGTTGACGAAATGAAGAGGAAATTCCTCACCAAAACTGCTCGGTCACAGAAGCAGTCGATCCTCTTCTTCAGAGACCCGTTCCGGCTGGTGCCCATCAACGATATTGCCGAAATTGCCGACAAGATGACCCGCAACGAGATCATGACCTCCAATGAGATCCGGCAGAAGATCGGCATGAAGCCGTCGAAGGACCCCAAGGCGGACGAGCTCCGAAACAGCAACTTAAGCGCCCCGAAAGAGGAGGGCAATCAGCCACCATCAACATCTGAAGGAGGAAACGTTCAAAATGAACCTGAAGTATGACTTTAGTGGCTGGGCGACCCGGAACGACCTTGTCTGCGCGGACGGACGAACCATCCGCCATAACGCATTCGAGGATTGCGACGGGAAGACGGTTCCCCTGGTTTGGAACCACCAGCACGACGAACCTGGCAACATCCTGGGCCACGCCCTTTTGGAGAACCGGAAGGACGGCGTTTACGCCTACTGCACATTCAACGAGACCGACGCCGGCAAGGCGGCTAAGATGCTGGTCCAGCATGGGGACATCGCGTCCCTGTCCATTTACGCCAATGGGCTGAAGCAGACCCCCAGCAAGGATGTGACGCATGGCGTCATCCGGGAGGTCAGCCTGGTGGTCGCCGGGGCAAATCCCGGCGCCTTTATTGACTTTGTGGATATGGCCCACGGCGAAGGCGGCGAGCAGGAGATGATCCTGTCCGCCTACGAGCCCATTTCCCTGTTCCGCCCCGACGAGAAGCCCCCTCTTGTTCATAAGGCCGGCTCTGGGGATGGCAAGAAAGAGGACAAGCCTAAGGACGACGGAAAAGAGGAGAAGCCTGAGAATGAGAAGACCGTCCAGGACGTGGTGGACAGCATGACCGAGGAGCAGAGAACGGTCATGTATGCCCTGATCGGCGCGGCCATGGAGGAATTGGATTCCCAGAAGGGCAAGGGGGACGGGGGCGACGACGATGACGACGACCCCGACAAGAAATCTGACAAAACCAAGGGAGGAAACAAGACCATGAAGCACAATGTTTTCGAGAACGAAGACACTCAGGACACCGTTCTGAGCCACTCCGACCGCGCTGACATTCTTGCTCTGGCCAAGAGCAACAGCGTGGGCAGCCTTCAGACCGCTCTGAAGATCTACGCTGAGCAGAACGAGCTCAAGCACGGCATCGACAATATCGAGAGCCTGTTCCCGGACTTCAAGGACCTGCGCCCCGGCGCGCCTGAGCGCGTTACCCGCGACCAGGGCTGGGTGACTGCCGTCATGCAGAAGGTCCACAAGAGCCCCATCAGCCGTATTCGTACCCGCCAGATGGACACCCGCAAGGACTCCATCCGGGCCCACGGCTATCAGAAGGGCAAGCGCAAGACTCTGTCCGGCAACATGAACGTCATCACCCGGACCACTGACCCTCAGACGGTGTACCGCACCGACGCCCTGCACCGGGACGACATTGTCGACATCACTGATTTCGATGTAGTGGAGTACCAGTATGCCGTGATGCGGGAGAACCTCAACGAAGAGGTGGCTACCGCCATCATGGTGGGCGACGGCCGCGAAGCGGACGACGAGATGAAGATCTCCGAGGACCACATCCGTTCCATCTGGAACGACAACGACCTCTACACCATCCACTACGACGTGGATATTGAGGCCGCCCGCGCCGAGCTCAACGGTAGCAAGACCGATATGAGCTTCGGCGAGAATTACATCTACTCCGAGGCCATCATCACCGCCGCTCTCTATGCCCGGGAGAAGTACAAGGGCACCGGCACCCCTGATTTCTTCTGCACGCCTCATCTGGTGAACGTGATGCTGCTGGCCCGGGACATGAACGGCCGCCGCATCTACAACTCCAAGGCCGACCTGGCCGCCGCCCTGAACATCGGCGAGCTCTATACTGCCGAGCAGTTCGAGGGCTTGGTCCGTATGGACGACGAGGGCGCCAAGCACAAGCTGCTGGGCCTCTTTGTCAACCTGGCCGACTATACCGTGGGCTCCACCAAGGGCGGCGAGATCACCCGGTTTGACCAGTTTGACATCGACTTCAACCAGCAGAAGTACCTGATCGAGACCCGCCTGTCCGGCGCGCTGACCCGCGTCTACTCCGCCATCGCGCTGGAGGAGCCTGTGGCCGCCAGCTCCGGCGGTGGTTCCAGCGCCGGCACTCCCTGAGGAGAAGCTTCAAAATGGCGAAATTTTATGGATCGGTAGGCTATGCTGATACCGTTGAGACTGCCCCTGGCGTGTATGAAGAGAAGATCGTTGAGTATCCGTACTATGGCGATTTGACTCGGAATACACGCCAGCTTCAGTCTGGGGAGACCCTGAACGACGACATCAATATCGCGAATGAGATCAGCATAGTCGCCGATCCGTTCGCCAGGAAGAACTTCCACAAGATGCGGTATGTGGCGTACATGGGCGCGAAATGGAAGATTTCCAAGGTCGAAGTGGGATATCCCCGCCTGATCCTGACGATTGGGGGGCTCTACAATGGGTGACAGGATTCAACTTCATACCCTTCTGTGCGGGATTCTTGGCTGTCCGGAACGCGGCGATGCGTGCCGGGCTTATTTTCAGCCTCCGGCCAGCAAGGAAATCCAGTACCCCTGCATCGTCTACGAGCGAAGCGAAATCAGCGCCATCCACGCTGACAACGCCCCCTACCGGCTGCTGGACCGGTATCAGGTGACGGCCATCTACAAGAACCCGGACAGCGATCTGCCCCACCGCCTTGCCATGCTGCCCATGTGCGCCCACGACCGTCATTTCACGGCCGACAATCTGAACCACGACATCTTCAACCTGTACTATTAAAAGGAGGAAATCCGAAATGAGTAAACTCGTATGGGACAAGATCGGGGAACGTTTCTACGAAACCGGCATCGATCACGCCGTCCTCTACCCCATCAGCGCCACCGGCGTCTACGACAGGGGTATAGCCTGGAGCGGCATCACCGCCATTAACGAGAGCCCCTCCGGCGCCGAGCCCAACAACATGTACGCCGACAACATCAAGTACCTGGTGCTGGTGGGCGCCGAGGACTTCGGTTTGACCATTGAGTGCTACACCTACCCCGACGAGTGGGAGGAGTGCGACGGCTCCGCGGAGATCGCCCCCGGCGTGATGGCCGGCCAGCAGACCCGCAAGGTCTTTGGCCTGAGCTACCGCACCAAGCTGGGCAACGATGTGGACGGTCAGGACCACGGCTATAAGCTGCACCTGGTCTACGGCGGTCTGGCCTCTCCCTCTGAGCGGGGCTATCAGACTGTCAACGACTCTCCTGAACCCATCAACCCCAGCTGGGAGGTCACGACCACTCCCGTGGACGTACCCGGCTTCAAGCCCACTGCCCGTCTGATCATCACCTCCACCAAGGCCGACCCTGCCAAGCTGAAGGCGCTGGAGGACATCCTCTACGGCACCGAGGAAACGGAGCCCCGGCTGCCTCTGCCCGAGGAAGTCATCAAGCTGTTGGCGAACGATGCTACAGTGACCGTCGCCCCGGAGAGCCCCTCCGCCACCCTGCTGGGCAAGAAGGTCTCCGAACTTCAGAGCAACGTCGTAGTGGGCGAGAGCGCCATCACCGGCAGCCTGAAGAATGTGACCGGCTATACCGGGTTCAGCAGCGATCCCTCTGAGCAGAAGGGGCACTATCTGGCGCTGAAATTTGACGTCGCTCCGGCCGACGCCACCACCACCGTGGAGCTGGTGGGCGGCACCAAGGGGGCTGTGGCTCTGGATGAGGACAAGAACATTGTTCTGCCCATCAAGAACAATTCCCAGAGCGTCAAGGTAATCTCCACCAAGGACAGCTCCTCTGTCACCAAGATCTATACTCTGACCGGCCTGACTCTGGAGTCCTGAGAAACGGGGACTGAAATCCAGACAACGAATCCGCAAGGCGGAGCTCTCTTCACCGAGGGCTCCGCTTTCTTTTATTTTTGAAAGGAGAAAACTGCAATGCTGAAGCTGACAAGGACTTACAACGACTATAACGGCGTTTCCCGCACGGAGGATTTCTACTTCAATCTGACCCAGGCCGAGGTGACCGAGCTGGAGCTCTCCGTGGACGGCGGTCTGGTGGAGATGATCAACCGCATTGTCGCGGCCCAGGATGGGAAGCAGATCATCGCCATCTTCAAGGACATCATTCTGCGGGCCTATGGTGAGAAGTCCCCTGACGGGAAGCGCTTTATCAAGAACCAGGAGCTGCGGGACGCGTTCGCCCAGACGGAGGCGTACAGCGATCTGTTCATGGAGCTGGCCACCGATGCGGAAGCGGCGGCCCGGTTCATCAACGGCATCGTCCCCCAGGGCAAGAAGGCTCCGGCTCCTCGGGCATAAGGCTGACTGGGGAGATCAGAGATGCTGGAACTTGTGATACCGGAGACCGAGCAGTATGACGAGGCGAACGACCGTTTTATCACGACCAAGAAGCAGGTGCTTCGGCTGGAACACTCTCTGGTCTCCCTTTCAAAATGGGAATCAAAATGGCATAAGCCTTACCTTTCCCGAAAGCCGAAGACGCGGGAGGAGCGGATCGACTATGTCCGGTGCATGACATTGACCCAGAACGTGGACCCCGATGTCTACACCGCCATTACGCCCCAGATGCTGAAAATGGTCGACGCTTACATCGACGATTCCATGACGGCGACCACCTTTGTCAAAGGCCGGAAGGGCCGGTCGGCCAATGAGGTCGTCACGGCGGAGATCATCTACTACTGGATGCTCTCCCACCAGATCCCCTTTGAGTGCCAGAAGTGGCATTTGAACCGGCTTATGACGCTGATTAACGTCTGCAACGCAAAGAACGGCCCTCAAAAGAAAATGAGCCAGAAGGAAATCTTTGCACAGAACCGTGCGCTGAACGCGGCACGCAGAAAGAGAGCCAATTCGAGAGGATGATGCACATGTCCGAAGCAGTGATTTGGAGTTTCTTCAAGAAGAAAGGCCTCTCGGATTGCGGAGCGGCTGGACTGATGGGGAATCTCTATGCCGAGAGCGGCCTGAAGCCGGACAATCTCCAGAACACCTGTGAAAAGAAGCTGGGATTGTCCGACGCGGACTATACCGCCCAGGTGGACGCCAGAATCTATCAGGATTTTGTCCACGACAGCGCCGGATATGGCCTTGCCCAGTGGACATTCTGGAGCCGGAAGCAAAAGCTGCTCGTCTTTGCCCTGAGCCGCGGCAAGAGCATCGGGGATTTGGAGATGCAGCTGGATTTTCTCTGGAAGGAACTGACCGAGAGCTATCCATCTCTGGTCAACATCTTGAAGACCGCCGCATCTGTCCGGGCGGCCTCCGACGCCGCGCTGGTACAGTTTGAGCGCCCCGCAGACCAGAGCGAGACGGCCAAGGCCAGACGGGCCGCTTACGGGCAGAAGTATTACGACCAATTTGCAGAAAGAGGTGAAACGATGTCTTCTACAACGATGCTGCCGGCTGTGGAGCGCGTGCTAGCCACGGCCAGAGCCGAGATCGGCTATATCGAGAAAGAAACCAATGCCCAGCTCGATCATAAGACGGCCAATGCCGGAGATAAAAACTGGAACAAGTATGCCAGGGATCTGGATGCGCTGGGGGTCGTTTATAACGGAAGGAAGAACGGCTATTCCTGGTGCGACATCTTTGTGGACTGGTGCCACATCCACACGTTCGGTCTGGAGCTGGCGTTGAAGCTGCTCTGCCAGGCAAAGAACGGCGTGGGGGCAGGGTGCACCGGTTCCGCCAACTACTATAAGCAGAAGGGACGGTTTTACACCGGAGGTCCCCAGCCTGGCGACCAGATCTTCTTTACGAAGGACGGCGGCAAGTCGTTCTACCACACTGGTATCGTGGAGAAGGTGTCTGGCGGGCGGGTCTACACCATCGAGGGGAACACCAGCTCCGCGGCCGGCGTCGTGGAAAACGGCGGCTGTGTCCGGGATAAGAGCTACCCCCTGGGATACAACAAGATCGGCGGCTACGGCCGCCCCGACTATTCTATCGTACCGGAGGAGGACGACGATATGGATCAGGCGAAATTCAATGAGATGTTCGGCGCGGCCATGACGAATTACCTTAAGGGTCTTCAGAACAACAACTGCGGCGATTGGTCGGAAGAGGCCCGGGTTTGGGCTGAAAGTGTGGGGCTCTTTGCCGGGAACGGCACCGCGGTTGACGGCAAGCCGAACATGATGTGGCCGTCCGGTCTGACAAGAGAGCAGGCGGCCCAGCTCTTCTACCGCTTTGCGCAGATGGCGGGGCTTGCGTGATGAAAAGCAGGCGAAGCCGGACCAGAGGCAAATCTGGAAGAAAACCTGACCTTTCGCAGTTTTCAAAATGGATGATCGCCGATATCCGTCCGCTGTTGTGGATCGTGACCATCGGCGGTTTTTTATTGGCCTTCTACTGTGTCTATAAGGGGTATATGGGAGCGTTGCCCTGGATCGGCGCTATGGTCGGTCTGCCCTGGACGGCCCATGGCGTGGTGTGCAGTTTCTATCTGAACCTGTGCAAGTCCGACCACCGGGAGGGCGGAATCACTTTTGAAACGGCGAAGGCGTCCAATTTCAATGTAAATGTTTCGCAGACACCGGTTGGCTCTGTGGAGAGCCCGGCAATTTAAGGAGGAAGCGTATGAACGCGGAAATCATTTCGACGCTGCTGATGATTATTGGCGGGGTTACGATCCTGACCAACATCATTGTCCAGGTGGTTAAGACTGTGACCTGGGACAAGATTCCCACAAATTTCCTTGCGCTTATGGTGTCGGAGGCGCTGACACTGGCCGCCGGCGCCGCCTATGCACAAATCAAAGGGATTGCAATTACCTGGTATCTGGTATTTGCGGCTGTCGTGGTCGGGCTTCTGTCCGCCTACGCGGCCATGGTGGGCTACGACAAATTGATTGAGGCATTCAAGAACTGGCCGAAGAAAACGGAATGATGGGAGGAGACGGCAGTGATTCGTTTCAGACACAAGGGCGATTTTTCCAAGCTGACCCGATTTCTGGAAAGAGCAAAGGAGACGGTTCATCTCGGCGATCTGGACAAGTTTGGCCGGGAAGGCGTGGCCGCCCTTGCGTCTGCAACGCCTGTTGACTCCGGAGAGACGGCCGCGTCCTGGTATTACAAAATTACCAACAGGGACAACACCGTCACCATCTCGTTTCACAATTCAAATGTTCAAAATGGAGTTCCCATTGCCATTATCCTGCAATACGGACATGGCACTGGGACCGGAGGCTGGGTACAGGGAAGAGATTACATCAACCCTGCTATCCAGCCTATTTTTGACCAGATCGCAGATTACGCATGGAAGGAGGTCACACGGTCATGAGCAGGACCATCGACGAGAGAATCGTCGAGATGCGATTTGACAACAGACAGTTTGAGCGGAATGTGCAGACCAGTCTGTCGACACTCGACAAACTCAAGCAGGGTTTGGATCTGGACGGTGCTGCCAAGGGACTTGAAAACCTGGGCGACGCTGCTAAGAAGTGCAATATGTCCGCCCTTAGCAGCTCCGTCGAGACGGTTCGGGCGAAATTCTCGGCGCTTGAAGTCGTTGCCATGACGACCCTTTCCAACATTACAAATTCAGCCCTGAACACGGAAAAACGGCTTGTGTCCGCCCTTACAATCGACCCCATCAAAACCGGTTTTCAGGAGTATGAGACCCAGATCGGAGCGGTGCAGACCATCCTGGCGAACACCCAGCACGAAGGGACCAATCTTCAGCAGGTGAACCGGGCGCTGGATGAGCTGAACACCTACGCGGACAAGACGATCTACAACTTCACGGAAATGACCCGGAACATCGGCACGTTTACCGCGGCTGGTGTAAAACTTCAGACATCCGTTGACTCCATCAAGGGTATCGCGAACCTGGCCGCCATTTCCGGCTCCACCTCCCAGCAGGCGTCCACAGCCATGTATCAGCTCTCCCAGGCGCTGGCCGCAGGCAGAGTGTCCCTGATGGACTGGAACTCGGTGGTCAACGCGGGCATGGGCGGCAAGGTGTTCCAGGACGCCCTGGTCCGCACATCCGAGCTGCTGGGCACCGGAGCCCAGAATGCCATCAATATGTATGGTTCCTTCCGGGAATCCCTTACCAGGGGCGAGTGGCTCACCACGGAAGTCCTCACGGAGACCCTGAAGCAGTTTGCCGGCGCATATACCGAGGCGGATCTGGTGCAGCAGGGCTTTACGGAGGGCCAGGCAAAGGAAATTGCCCAGATGGCACAGACGGCAGAGGACGCCGCTACGAAGGTGAAAACCTTTACCCAGCTATGGGACACCTTGAAGGAGAGCGCCCAGTCGGGATGGACCGAGACGTGGGAGATTCTGGTTGGCGACTTTGACGAGGCAAAAGCGCTGTTGACGGAAGTATTCAACACCATCGGCGGCATCATCGGCGAGTCCGCCCAGGCGAGAAACGAACTGCTCAGCGGCGGCTTGAGTTCCGGCTGGAAACAGCTGCTGGATCAGGGAATTGCCGATGAAGCGGGTTTTATAGAGTCGATCCAAGCAGTCGCCAGAGAGAGCGGCGACGCCTTTGACCAGCTGGTAGCGGATTCGGACAGCTTTACTGACGCGCTGAAGCAGGGGTTGAAGGATGGAGTAATCTCCTCTGAAACCTTGTCCGAGGCGGTCTATCATCTCCAGGGAAAGATGTCCGGCATGTCCCAGGAGGAGCGCAAGGCCGCCGGATACACCTCGGAGATGGTGGAGCAGATCGAAACGCTGGCCGACAGTCTTCGGGATGGCTCCGTCTCCATGGATGAGTTTACGGAGAAGATTCTGCGCCCCTCCGGCCGGGAGAACCTGATCCAGTCGGTCTGGAACGCGGCCAAGGGATTGGTAAGCGTTATCGCCCCGATCAAGGATGCGTTCCGCGATATTTTTCCGCCCGCCACTTCCGACCAGCTCTACGCGCTGACGGAGACGCTGCGGAGCTTTTCCGAGCGGTTGACGATTTCGGATGAAACAGCGGATAAATTGCAGCGGACCTTCAAAGGGCTCTTTTCCATGCTGGATTTGGGCCGTCAGGCAATTATGGCGGTGGTCAACGCGGTCATGCCTATGGCTGGAGGCATAGGGTCCCTAGCAGATGGTCTTCTTACGGTGACCGCCGCGATTGGCGATTTTCTGACCGGCATCAACGACGCGGCAAAGAAAGGTAAAGTCTTCAGTAAAGTGGCCCAGGGTATCGCGGATGCTCTGGGTTTCGTTGTATCAGGAATCCAAACCTTTATCGGGTTTCTCGGCGACGTCTTTGCCATCCCCGGCTTCGAGGCGTTCCAGGCGCTTCTCGGCCGCATCCAGACCCGAATCGGCCAGGTGATCGACGCAGTCGGCGGCCTGGGATTTGGGGTGGACGATGCGGTAAATACCATGGATTCCGCCGTTGGAAACAGCAAATTCCTGCAAATGCTTCAGAGCCTGTTCAACGGCGTGAAAACCATTGCCAGCGGAATCATCGGCGTGCTCGGCGGCTTGTCCGCCACGCTGATAGACGCCATTGGCAACGCTGATTTCAGCGGAGTGATTGATTTACTCAACGGCATTTCTCTGGGCGGAATCGCGGTAGGCATCACCAAGTTCATGAACAGCCTGACAAAGTCTTTCGACGATGTCGGCGGCCTTCTTGACAATGTAAAGGGTATTTTGGACGGGGTGCGGGGCTGCTTTGAAGCCTATCAGACCCAGCTGAAGGCTGGAACCCTTCTGAAAATCGCCTCCGCTATTGCCGTGCTGGCGGCCGCGATCGTAACCATTTCTCTGATTGACAGCGGCAAGCTGACCGCTTCTCTGGGCGCCATTACCGTACTGTTTGCGGAATTGATGGCTTCCATGGCCATCTTTAGTCGTATTAGTGGAGAAGTCAAGGGTGTCGTTAAAGGCACTGCGGCTATGATTGGCGTTTCCACCTCAGTTCTTCTGCTGGCCTCCGCCCTGAAGAAAATCTCCGATATCGAGCCGGAGCAGATGGTCGTGGCCCTTGCCGGGATCGCCGGGCTGATGACCGCGCTGGTGGCTGCGGCCAAAGTTTTGGGGAGCGGTTCCAGCTCCGTCATCAAGGGGTCCGCCCAGATGGTGGTGTTTGCCGGCGCAATCAAAATGCTTGCCTCCGCCTGTATCGACCTGGCCCAGCTGGACTTTGCCGGGGTGGCAAAGGGCTTGACCGGAGTCGGCGTTCTGATGGCGGAGGTTTCTCTATTCACGAACACGGTTAAGGTCAACAAGGGCGCCATGGCTACTGCGGCCGGGATTCTGGTTCTGGCCAGCGCTATGAAGGTCTTTGCCTCCGCCTGCAAGGATTTTGGGCAGATGAATGCGGGCGAGCTGGTGAAGGGGCTGAGCTCTGTTGGAGCTGTCCTTTTGGAGATTACCGCATTCACAAAACTGACTGGAAATGCACAGGGGCTTATCTCCACTGGTCTTGCCATGATTGAGATCGGCGCGGCCATGAAGATATTTGCTTCTGCGATGGCGGACTTCGGCGGCATGTTTTTGGCGGAGATCGGGAAGGGCTTGCTGGCCATGGGCGGGGCCTTGGCGGAAGTGGCGATCGCCATGAAAGCCATGCCGAAGAACTTGATTACCACGGGCGCGGGGCTTGTCACAGTTGGAGCGGCGCTGAATGTCTTGGCGGAGGCCCTCGGAAAAATGGGGGGCATGAGCTGGGAGGCCATTGCGAAAAGCCTGGTTGCCATGGGCGGCGCTCTGGCCGAGCTGGCGGTCGGTTTGAATTTTATGAACGGAACACTGGCCGGTTCCGCCGCTATGCTGGTAGCCGCAAGCGCTTTGGCGGTTTTGACCCCGGTGCTCTTTACCCTGGGAAGCATGAGCTGGGAGGCCATCGCCAAGGGGCTGATTACCGTTGCCGGAGCCTTTACGGTGATTGGGACGGCCGGCGCGCTTCTCACGCCGCTGCTCCCCACCATTCTCGGGCTGGGCGGCGCGTTTGCTTTGATTGGCGTCGGCATTGCCGGCCTTGGGGCGGGGCTTCTTCTGGTTGGGACTGGGCTCACCGCCATCGCGGTCGGCATCACGGGCCTGGCTACCTCCCTGGGGGCAGGCGTGACCATCATTGTGGCCGGGTTGACGTCCATTATCACGGGTATTGCCGCGCTAATCCCTGCGATTGCCCAACAGCTGGGCGAGGCGGTCATCGCCTTTGCCGGAGTCATCACCAATGGCGCCCCGGCGATTGGAAACGCGGTCAAAGCGCTGGTGCTCACCCTGGTGGACGTCCTGGTGGAGTGTGTGCCCGCGATTGCCAACGGGGCTCTGGAGCTGATTGCCGGAGTCCTTGCGGCGCTGGCGGCCTATACGCCGCAGATCGTGGATTCTATCATGCAGTTCCTGATCGAAGTCATCGACGGCTTGGCGCGCAATCTGCCGACACTGATCCAGTCGGTGGTCAATTTGCTGATGTCCTTCTTCTCCGGAATCGTATCCGCCCTGGGGAGCATCGACACTGACGCCCTTCTGAAAGGCGCCGCTGGGATCGGGCTTCTCAGCGGCATTATGGTGGCCCTCGGCGCATTGGCCGGGCTGATCCCCTCCGCAATGGTGGGCGTGCTTGGCCTGGGCGTTGTTATGGCGGAGCTTGCCGTTGTTCTGGCGGCCATTGGAGGCCTGGCGCAGATTCCCGGCCTCGACTGGCTGATTGGGGAAGGCGGCAAGCTGCTGCAAACCATCGGAAACGCCATTGGCGGATTTATCGGCGGTATTGTCGGCGGGTTTATGGGCGGCATATCCGCCTCGTTCCCGCAGATCGGCGCCGATCTCGCGGCGTTCATGACCAACGTACAGCCGTTTATCGATGGAGCCCGTGGCATTGACGCCGCCATGCTGGATGGTGTAAAGGCGCTTACCGAGGCGATTTTGCTGATTACTGCCGCTGATCTGCTGGAAGGGTTGACCTCCTGGCTGACGGGCGGTTCTTCCCTGTCCGCCTTTGCCGGGGAGCTTGTCCCCTTCGGTGAGGCGATGATGAAATTTTCCAACAGCATTGCCGGCCTTGACGGCAATTTGGTCAGCACGGCCGCGATTGCCGGAAAGACACTGGCCGAAATGGCGGCGACCCTGCCGAACTGCGGCGGCATCGCGGGGTTCTTCACCGGCGAAAATGACATGGACGAGTTTGGAAACCAGCTGGTTGGTTTCGGCGGGTCCATGATGCGGTTTGCCGCAAGCATCAAAGGGCTGGACGCCGACGCGGTAAACAATGCCGCCATCGCGGGGAAGGCCATGGCGGAAATGGCGGCTACCCTGCCCAATACAGGCGGAGCCGTGGCTTTCTTTGCCGGTGACAACGATATGAGCGCGTTCGGCGACCAGCTGGCCCCCTTTGGGGAGGCCATCAAAGCCTACTCTGACGCGGTGACCGGACTGGATGTGGACGCGGTTAAGAACTCAGCCATCGCCGGGCAGGCCATGGCGGAACTGGCGGCCACGCTCCCGAACACGGGGGGCGCTGTCGCATTCTTTGCCGGCGACAACGATATGGCGACCTTCGGAGCGCAGCTTGCCTCCTTTGGCGTCTCCATGAAGAATTATTCAAAATCGGTCAGCGGTTTGGATAGCGACGCGGTTGCGAATTCGGCCATTGCCGGAAAAACTCTGGTGGAGCTGGCAAATACCATTCCGAATACCGGAGGTCTGGTCGCATTCTTCACGGGCGACAACGATTTGGAGACCTTTGGCGATCAGTTGGTTCCCTTTGGAGAGGCGATGAAGGCTTATTCCGACAGCGTGACCGGCATGGATGGCGAAGCGGTGACCGCTTCCGCCACTGCGGCAAAGGCGCTGGCAGAGCTGCAAGCCTCCCTTCCCAATATCGGCGGAGTGGTAGACTTCTTCACCGGAGGCAACGACTTGGAGACCTTCGCAAACGGTCTGCTCCCCTTCGGAGAAGGGATGAAAGCCTATGCCGATTCCGTGACCGGGTTGGATGCGGGCGCTGTTTCCGCCTCCATTACCGCGGCCCAGGCCCTCTCCGCGCTTCAGGCGTCTCTTCCCCATGTGGGCGGGGTGCTGGAATTCTTCACCGGCGGAAACGATCTTGGGGCTTTTGCGGATGGAGTTCTTTCCTTTGGCTTGGCCATGAAAGCCTATGGCGGCGCTGTTTCCGGCATTGACGCCGGCGCGGTCTCCGCCTCGGCTGTGGCGGCTCAGGCCCTGGCGGAGCTGCAAGCATCTCTGCCCAACGTGGGCGGCATCATGGAGTTTTTCACCGGCGGGAACGACCTTGAAACATTCTCCGAGGGCGTCATCTCCTTTGGCGCGGCCATGAAGTCCTATGGGGAAGCCGTGGCCGGTATCAACGCCGATGCCGTGGAGGCATCTGGAGTCGCCGCCCAGTCGTTGGCAAAACTTCAGGCTGCTTTGCCGCAGGTTGGCGGGGTCATGGAGTTCTTCACGGGAGGAAACGATCTCGGTAAATTCTCGGAGGGCATTGTGCCCTTTGGAGCGGCCATGAAATCCTATGGGGAAGCCGTGGCCGGTATCAACGCCGAGGCGATCACGGCTTCTGCGGTTGCCGCCCAGTCCCTGGCCCAGCTTCAGACCAATCTGCCCAATGTGGGCGGTGTGATGACCTTCTTTGATGGCGGCAACGACCTTGGCACCTTTGCCACGGGTATTGTCCCCTTCGGCGCGGCTATGAAGTCCTACGGAGACGCCGTGGCGGACATCAACACCGGGGCTATCACCGCCTCGGCAGTGGCGGCCCAGTCCCTGGCAAGGCTGCAAGAATCCCTTCCCCTGGCGGGCGGAGTCATGGAGTTTTTCAATGGAAGCCATGATCTGGCCGCCTTTGCCGCCGGGATCATCCCCTTCGGCGCGGCCATGAAGTCTTACAGCGACGCTGTGGCCGACATCAATCCCACTGCCGTGGAAAGTTCCGCCTCCGCCGGTCAGGCGCTGGTGGAACTGGCGAATACCTTACCCAATACGGGCGGGCTGCTCTCCTTCTTTACGGGAGGAACCGATCTGACTGCCTTTGGAGACGACCTCACGGCCTTCGGCGCAGATCTGGCCGCCTATGCGGAGGCCATCAAGGATGTGAAGCCGGAAGCGGTAACGGCCTCGGCCAACGCTGCGAGCGCGCTTTCCAATCTGGCGACCGGCCTTCCGGACAGCAGTCTGTTCGACCAGTGGTTCGGCGGGGATCAGACGCTGGCGTCCTTTGGCGCGGATATTTCCAAATTCGGCGCCTCCATGAAGGATTACTACAATGAGATTTCCGGTATTGACCTCGGCAAGTTGTCCGACGTTATCACCCAGGTCTGGGATCTGATCGAGCTGGCGGAAGGGGTAAACGGCGTCAATACCAGCGGCCTGACCAAATTCGCCGACAGTATGAAGAAGATGGGCGACGCCGGGATTTCCGGATTCACCGACGCCTTCTACAACTGCGGCGGCACCGTAAACAGCGCCGTGGTCAGTATGCTGACCTCCGTCCGTGGTTCCATCACGTCGAATATCCCGGTGGCAAGCTCCGTCATGGAGACGCTTGTGGAGTCAATGGCGGATATTGTAGACAAAAAGGTCGTTGTGATCGAGTCCGCAGTTGAGGGCATGATGCGGAATCTCGCCGTTTCGATCCTATCGTCTTCCGGCGCCGTAAAAACGGCAGCGGGGACGGTGGCGTCTGCGGCCGTATCCCAAATCAACAGCATGAAGCCCGAGTTTGAGACTGCCGGTGAAAATGCCGGACAGGGCTTTGTCAAAGGCATCCGCTCTAAGTTCAGCGCCTCCAGTTCCGCGGGCCGCAGTCTGGGCCTTGCCGCGCTGAACGCGGCGAAAAAGGCCCTGGACAGCCATTCTCCCTCCCGGGAGTTCATTTATCTGGGCGAGAACATCGGTGAGGGCCTGGCCATCGGCGTCGACAACAGCATCGTCCCGGCCGCCCAGGCCACTTCCGACATGATCGGCGAGGTTATCGCCGTCAGCAACAAAGGCATCGACGCCTGGAAGGACTGGGTGGATGAGAAGACCTATTACGACGAGCTGAGTTTGAAAGACCAGCTGGCCGGATGGGAAAACCTTCAGAAGCAGTACAAAGCCGGTTCCGAGGAGCGGAAGCAAATCGACCGGGAGGTCTATCAGCTTCAAAATGAACTGGTGGCGTCCACCTATCAGGCTTCCCTCGACTGGATCGAGGAGGAGAAATACTACAACCGGCTGAGCACCGAGGAGGAACTGGCCGCCTATGAGCGGATGCAGTCCCGGTATATGGAGGGCAGCGAGGAACGCAAGAAGATCGACCGGGAGGTCTACACCCTTCGCAACCAGCTTGTGGACGAGTCCTATCAGAATTCTATGGACTGGATCGAGAAGGAGAAGAACTACGGCCGAATGAGCCTGGCGGACGAGCTGGCCGCCTATAAGCGTGTTCAGAGCCGGTATGCGGCGGGCAGCAAAGAGCGCGAGGAGATGGACCTGAAGGTCTATCAGCTGGAGCAGAAGATCTATGAGGCCCAGAAGCAGTATATCGCCGACGTCCAGAGCGTTCAGGAGTCCGCCAACCAGAAGCGCATCCAGCTGGAGCAGGAGTATGCCAACAAGGTTCGCTCTGTCAATGAGCAGCTGGAACGGGATATTCAGTCGCTGAATGACCAGTATCAGAACGCGGTGGAATCCCGTACCAACAGTCTCTACCAGTCCTACGGCCTTTTCGATGAAGTTACAAAGAAGGAGACCGTCAGCAGCGATACGCTGATGAAGAACCTGGAGGGGCAGGTGCAGGAGTTCGGCGAATGGCAGGATATTCTGGGCCAGCTCTCCGCCAGGGGGGTTGATGCGGACCTGATTTCCGAACTCCAGGAGATGGGGCCGTCCGCCATCGAAGAGATCCGGGCGCTGAATTCCATGAGCGACGACGAGCTGGAGAAGTACGTCTCCCTCTGGTCCGTTAAGCACGCTCAGGCCCGGGAACAGGCCACCTCAGAGCTGGAAGGCCTCCGCGTGGAAACCCAGGAGCAGATCGCTCAGCTGCGGGCCGACGCGGAAGCGGAGCTGGAGGAGTACCGCATTACCTGGCAGGAGGAATTGTCCCAGTTGGAAGAGGACACAGCCAATCAACTGGCGTCGCTCCGGCAGGAGTTCGCGGAAAACGTGGGCTTGATCAAGAAGGACACCGAGGCCGAGATGCGGGAAATGACCGAGGCGGCCACGAAGATCCTGAAGGAAGCCGGATGGACTGAGACGGGACAGCAGATCCCCGCCGGTCTTGCGGAGGGCGTCTCCCTGTCGAAATCCGCCTTCCTCGACGAACTGACCAGCATGGCGCTGGCCGGCGTAGAGGCGGTCAAGAGCACGCTGAAGATCAATTCTCCTTCTCGGGTCTTCCGGGAGCTGGGCAACTTTACGGGGCTTGGCTTTGTGACGGGACTGGCAGACTACGCGAAGAAGTCCTACGCCGCGGGGGCGAATGTGGCGGAGTACGCCGCAGACGGCCTTTCCAACGCCATGTCCATCGCGGCCGAGCTGCTCAGCGGGGATATGGATGCTCAGCCCACGATCCGGCCGGTGCTTGACCTCTCCGATGTAATGCGCGGGGCGGACGAGCTGAACAGCCTGTTCTATCCCCAGCGGACCATCGGCCTTGCCGGGCAGGCCAGCCTGGCCTTTGCTGAGTCCGGCCGAAGCGGCGGAACGGTGGTCAACGTGGATAACGGCGACATTGTGGAGGAGCTCCGTGCCCTTCGCAGCGAAATGGCGGAGATGACGGAGCGAATGGAACGGATGCGTGTGGTTCTGGACACCGGCACGCTGGTGGGCGAGATGGCAGGACCCATGGACAACGCCCTTGGGCAGAGGGTCACGCGCAGAGGAAGGGGGAACTAAGCTTGTACCATTCGGTTACCTTTGGGGATAAAAACACCTGGGACGACTGGCGGCTGGTTCCCGCCTCCCGCCCCGTGTTCAATCCTCCGGCCCAGAAGGTAAAGACGCTGGAAATACCCGGTGGGGACGGGGTGATCGATTTATCCCAGTCTCTCACCGGGTATCCGGTGTATCAGAACCGGACGGGCTCCATTGAGTTTATCGTGATGAACGACTTTAAGCCCTGGCACATGGCCTATTCCGATATCATGGACTATCTGCACGGCCAGAAGCTGCGGGCGATTTTGGAGGATGACCCGGAGTATTTTTACGAGGGGCGGTTTGTGGTCAACGTCTGGAAGTCGGAAAAGGACTGGTCGCGCATCACCATCGACTATGATGTGGGGCCCTACAAGTGGTCGGTTCTGTCCTCTACGGACGACTGGCTGTGGGACCCCTTCAACTTTCAAAATGGCGTGATCCGGCCGGCTCTGTTCAAGGACATCGCCGTGACTGCTGAAAAGAGGACCATCCGGCTGGAGGCCACGCTCTTTGGGCGGGCTCCGGTGTGTCCGCAGTTCTTTGTGACCAGCTCAGACCAGAGGGGCGTACACATCCGGTTTGTCAACCCAACGCTGGGGCTGGATGAGACGAAGCTGCTCACCGACGGCACCATCCAGTTCCCGGAGTTTGTGTTCTTCGGCGGCCAGGGAGCCACGTTGGAGCTGTGGTGCGACACCGGCACGGGCACGGTCTCGGTGGATTTCAGAGTGGGGAGGCTGTGAGGGATGTATAGCATTTACGCGGACGGCGTGTGCATCTACAATGATGTGTTCTCGTTGGATGACATGAAGGTGGTCAACCCCAAGCTGACGCTGGAGGACAGCGCGGCCGGGTCGCTGGAGATGGCCCTTCCCCACACCAACAAGGCCTACGACAGCATTGTCCGCATGGTCACGGATATTTCCGTGAAGAAAAACGGAGAGGAGATTTGGGCGGGGCGGGCGCTTTCGGAGAGCAAGGACTTCTGGAACAACCGGGTGCTCTACTGTGAGGGGGAACTGGCGTTTTTCAACGACTCCGTTCAGCCTCCGGCGGAGTATGCCGGAAAATCGATTCGGGAGTATCTGGAGCAGCTGATTGCCGTTCACAACTCCAAAGTCGGCGCCAACCGGCAATTTGCCATCGGCGCGGTGACGGTGGTGGACGAGAACTTCCCCACCTACTACACCAATTACGCGAAGACGATGGAGCTGCTCAACGCTCTGGTGGAAACCTACGGAGGCCATCTCCGGGTCCGGAAGGCGGATGGGGTGCGGTATCTGGATTACCTGAAGGAGTACCCTGACACTTGCAGTCAGGTCATCCAGTTCGGGTCCAATCTCATCGACTTCACCCGCAACTGGGATTCCACGGAGTATGCCACCGTGATTATTCCGCTGGGCAGCCGGCTGGACGACAGCCCCATCGAGGCGCTGGACGCCTACCTGACGGTAGAGAGTGTGAACGGCGGCAGCCTCTATGTCCAGTCGGACGAGGCGGTGAAGCACTACGGCTGGATCGCCAAGACAGTCAGCTGGGACGATGTGAGCGACCCGGAGGCGCTTCTGGAAAAGGCCAAGGAGTATCTGGCAGACCTCCAGTTCGACAACCTGGAGCTGGAGCTGAGCGCGCTGGATCTGCACTATCTGGACGTAAACACAGAGGCGGTCAAGCTGTTAGACGAGATCCGGGTCATCTCCCGCCCCCACGGCCTGGACCGGATGTTCCCGGTGACCAAACTGGAGATTCCATTGGATCGCCCGGAGAACACCCGGTTCAAAATGGGGGATTCGGTACAGCTCAGCCTGACCAGCGTGAACAATCAGACCAATGCCGCAGTGCTGGAGAAGATCGAAAACTTGCCCAAGGCCCACTCCATCCTAAAGGAGGCCCAGGAAAACGCTACGCACATCATGAATATGGCTACTACGGGCTATATCACCATCACCCGGGATGAGTACGGCTCGGACACGCTCTACATCTCCAACGTGCGGGACTACACCAAGGCGGACAAGCTGTGGAAGTGGAACATGAACGGCCTTGGGTACTCCAATGATGGAGGCAAGACTTTTGGGCTGGCCATGACCATGGACGGGTCCATCGTGGCCGACTACATCAATACGGGCGTGCTCAATGCCGATGTGATCCGGGCAGGCGTGCTCAAGGACGTCGGCGGGAACTTTTCCCTGGATATGAAAACGGGCACGCTGACCATGAAGAAAGGCTCCATCAACATCGGCGGGAATTTTATCGTGGATGAGCAGGGAAATCTGACCGCACGGCGGGGCACCTTTGCCGGAACGTTGCTGGCCGCCAAGGGCTCCTTCGGGGGCGTGGTGCAGGCGGAGGATTTTCTGGACCCCTATGGGAACAGCATGCTGACGGGCGACAAGTTCAAGGCGGACTATCTGGACCTCTACGGCCTGAGGGTGACCAACAAGAGCACGGGGGTGGTGACGTTCGCCGTGAACCCCAACGGCCTTGTCACCATCAACGGCAGCGTGACCATGGGCGCCGGGAGTAGCATCAACTGGGCCCAGGTAAGCAACCAGAACATCAATTCCAATCCGGCCTATTCCATGGCCAACGACGCCTACAATCTGGCGGACGAGGCCTATGACTACGCCGACGACGCGTACTCCCGGGCCGACCGGGCGTACAAGCTGGCAGACTCCATCGAGATGCCCGGCTACATTAAGAGCACCTACATCGACCAGACCACGATCCGTTCCCCGGTCATCGAAGGCGGAGAGTTCTACGGCGAGGAGTTCAACATTATCGCCGGGAGCGACTTTGGGAGCTTCAACCTCTACGGTCCCTATGGAAACAGCCGGTTCCACATGCTGGCCATCGAGTATTACGAGGGGGATGCCCCCTACATTAACATTTACAGCCCCTGCGGAGGCTATATCACGATCGGCAGCCGAGGCAGCGACGGTGTCGTTTACTTTGAGGGACATGTGGATTTCAGCGGTGCGACCGTCCGAGGTCTGGATTTTGGAACAGGAGAATAATGCCGTTATGAAGAAAAAATTGAAAAATTCCGAAGTGCTCGTATATCTGAAGTCGCTCAAGCCCCTGCTTGCCCGGCGGGACAAGATCGGATATGTGGCCGCTCGGAATTACCGCTTTCTCTCCAATTCCATCGTGGAATTTGACACGATTCGGCTAAGCCTCATTGAGAAGTATGGCGAGGCGGGAAAGGATGAGAGGGGCGCGCCGACCTATATGCTCAAGATGGATTCCCCCAACTTTCAGCAGTTCTGCGACGAGCTGGCCCCGTTCAATGAAATGGAGCATGAGGTGGAGCTGATGATGGCGAAGTATGACGACGCCGTTGGAAATTTGTCGGGGGAAGAGATTCTGGCGATTGACTGGATGCTGGTGGATTAGGAAGGGGTGAGTTGATTTGGCCGACATCAGCAGTTATCTAAAGAAAATACTGGAGGCTATATATGGCGAGGAGGTGCGCGGGTCCATCCACGACGCCCTGGCCGCTATGAACAAGGAGTCCTCCAGCGCGATGGAGTTTGCGGCCACGGCCAAGGACTCTGCCACCGCCTCCGCCGAGAAGGCCAAGACTGAGGCGGCCACCGCCACTCAAAAGGCGGAGGAAGCCCTGGATTCCGCCAAAGACGCCCAAACATCCGAGGAACGGGCCAAGGCCTCTGAGACCCAGGCGGGACAGTATTCTGACAACGCCATCGATGCGGCAAGCCGTGCTAAGGAGTCGGAGACCAATGCGGCTGATTCGGCGGAGGCGGCGATCCAGAAGGCCCGGGAGGCGGAAGAATTCAGGAATGCCGCCGCGTTCAGCGCGGCCGAGGCAAAAGCCGCCGAGGAGCGGATCAAGAATGTCAAGAACGAGGTAGAAACTCTGGGCGGCCAGACAGCGGCAAATGCGAAGGCTGCTCAAGCCGCCAAAGAGGCCGCCGAGGAGGCAAAGGCGGCAGCCAAGCTCAGCGAGACCAACGCCAAGGAGTCGGAAACCGCCGCGCTGGGGGCTAAGGAGGACGCCGAGGCCGCAAGTGGCGAGGCTCTGGCCGCCAAAGAGAGCGCCAAAGACGACGCCCTCTCCGCCGCGCAGGCCAAAGAGGACGCCGAGAATGCCAAACTGGCTGCGGAACAGGCCAAGACTGCCGCGGAAGAGAGCGCCGGAAACGCCGCGGAGAGCGCTTCCAGGGCAGAACAGTACAGTGGGAAACCGCCCAAGCCTCAAAATGGAACCTGGTGGATCTGGGACGCGGAGACGGGCGCATACTACGACACAAAAATCAGCTGCGAGCTGCAGGGCCCCATTGGCGTGGGCATCGAGGACATCCAGCTGACCGAGGGCGACCACTCCCCCGGCAGCACAGACGTTTACACCGTGCATCTGACAGACGGGTCCTCGTACAACATCTCGGTCTACAACGGCCGGAACGGAACGGGCGCGGGGGACGTGCTGGGCATCTCCTTTGACCTGGTCATCCCCAAGAACGGGTGGAAGGACGGGAGCGTCACCGTTGCCGACAGCCGGCTTTTGGCGCTTGGCACGCACAAATATTTTCTCACTGCGGAGGAGGCCTGCAAGGAGGAGTTCATCGACTGCAACGTGCAGCCAAAGGACATCACCGCCTCCGGCTTTCTCATGTTTACCTGCGACACCGACCCGGCGATGGATCTGACGGTTCATCTCATCCGGTTCGAGCTGTCCGGCAACGGGGCTATTCAGTAAGGAGGTGCGGCCCGTGGAAATCGCAGTCAAAGAAACCTATGCCCATATGCTCAAGGATGAGAGCCTGGTGCAGAACGCCGAAACCCTCTACATCGTGGAGTTCCTCTTTGATAAAAGCTGGGATGGCTACACAAAAACGGCCATTTTCAAGGCCGGCAGCGTGGAGCTGTCCGTGAAGCTGACGGACGACCGTTGTATCATCCCCGCCGAGTGTTTGAAGCAGGCGGGGGTCAGTCTTCACATCGGCGTGTCCGGCGTCAAGGGCGCGGAGCAAAAAGATACCGTATGGTGCCTGACCAGCCGCATCATGTATGCTGTCGATGCAGCCCAGCTGGTTCCGCCCTCTCATTCCGGAGGAGACATACGGGCTCAGATTCTGGAAGTCATCCGAGAGAACACGGCTACGGACGAGGAAGTGGACGCAGCCCTGGACGACGCGTTCGCATCCGACTGGACGCCCCCGGACGACCCGGAGCACCCGGGGAATACGGCCACCGACGAAGAGGTGGAGGACGTTCTTGACGATGTTTTCGGCGACGAGCCGTAAACAAATATATTTAAGGAGGACATATCTATGTCTAAGCACACTACTCTTGACCAGCTGAAGATGCTGGCCCAGCGCACCAAGGGCGAGATCGGTAAGGTCGACTCCAAGATGACAGCCCTGTCCGACCGAGTGGACACGCTGGAGAGCGCGGGCGGCCAGGCCAACGTCCTGGAGGGCGTCAAGGTCAACGGCACCGCCCTGTCCATCGCGGAAAAGATGGTGGACATTCTGATCGCAACCGGCACCGCCAACGGCACACTCTCCGTCAACGGCAAGGATGTGGCTATTAAGGGTCTGGCTGCCCTGGCCTACAAGGCTCAGGTGTCTGAGGCCGACCTGGACTCCGCCCTGACTGCCGTTCTGGCCGCCAAGGCCGCCAAGGCGGATGTGGACACCCTGATCGGCAGCGACGCCGGCAAGAGTGCCCGCACCATCGCCAACGAGGAGCTGACCAAGCAGCTGATTCCCGAGGACGCCCAGGAGTCCCTGAACACCCTGACTGAGATTGCCGCCTGGATTCAGGAACACCCGGACGACGCTTCCGCTATGAACGCCGCCATCGCCAAGCTCAATGAGATCGCGGCCGGTATCGGCGGTGAGGAGGACGACTACGCCACCGTGATGGCCGCCATCGAGGGCAAGATCACCGCCGCCATGGCCGGCATCGCCCAGGGCGCGACCAAGGTGGAGAAGTCCGAGATCAATGGCAACATCAAGATCAACGGCCAGGAGACCGTGGTCTACACCCACCCCGCCGGCTCCGCCGTAGAGGCCGGATTCAAGAAAGTGGGCAGCGACGCCAGTGGCCATGTGGTGCTGGGCGACGACGTGACCAAGGAGGATATCACCAAGCTGGGCATCCCCGGTCAGGACACCACCTATGAGAAGGCCACTTCTGAGGCCGACGGCCTGATGTCCAAGGAGGACAAGGCAAAGCTGGACGGCATGGCTGTGGCTGAGGACACCGAGGTGCAGTCCATGCTGGATGAGATCTTCGGCGCCACTGAAGAGGAGCCTTAAACGGCTCCGTTAAGGGGGATGGGGGCGCAGATTCCCGTCCCCTTTTTTTATATTTCCCGAAAGGAGCTCTCATATGGCAGAGAAACAACTCACCACCATAGAGCAGTTACGGGCACTGGCAGAGCGAGGGAAACAGGACACCCTGATCCGCATCAACGAACTATTGGACTCGATGATCCCTCTGCTGGAGAGCGCACAGCACACCGGTATCACCGTCACTCTGCCGACCGAGAACTGGAGCGGCAGAGCTCAGACTGTGCAGGACGAGTTCCTCCTGGCTGACGGAAAATACTGGTATATTGTGTGTGCCGACGCGGACTGCTTTATGGCGGCAAGCGAGACCGGCGTAAAAGCCGATAACATTACAACGGACGGTCAGGTCACGTTCCGGTGCGAGGTCACCCCCACGGAGAACCTGACGATTTCTATTTTGCGACTGGAGGTCGAGCAGAGCAATGAGTAACGCTAACGTCGGCAAGGTTTTCAACATGACCGGCGGCAACGGTGGCGGCGGCACTCTGAAGCTGGAGACCCTGGCAATTACCAAGCAGCCCAACAAGACGGTCTATAAGTCCGGGGAGTCCTTTGACCCGACCGGCATGGTGGTCACGGCGGGCTATGGGTATGGTCTTACTTCAGACGTGACCGGCTACACCGTTTCGCCTCAGGTTCTGACGGATGGGGTCACGGAGGTGACCATTACTTACACGGAGGGGCGGATCACCAAGACGGCCAGCGTACCCGTGACGGTGAAGAAGGTGCTGGTGTCCATCGCCATCACGGCAAACCCGACAAAGATGACATACCAGTATCTGGAGACCTTTGATCCGGCCGGAATGGTGGTCACAGCCACTTATTCGGACGAATCCTCGGAGGAAGTCTCCGGATACACCCACTCCCCGGACGCGTTCTCCGCACTGGGGCAGCAGGCAGTGCAGATCCAGTACGCCTACGAGGGCGTGACCAAGACCGCAAGCCTGACGGTGACGGTGAACCCCATCGAGGTGGCCGTCCCGGTTCAAAATGGAGTTCTGACCTATGACGGAGAGACCAAGACGCCGGCGTGGACCGGATATGGTACCGGAAAGATGACCATTTCCGGAGAAACCAATGGCGTCAATGCAGGCACCTATTCCGCCAAGTTTGTTCTGGACTATGGCTATGTATTCCCCGGAGGGCAGAATGAGGCGACCGTAAGCTGGGTCATCGACCGGGCGGGCATCGCTTCGCCGCCGAAGCAGAGCAATGTGCTGGCGGCCAACGGAAAGCCCCAGACGCCCACCTGGGACAACTACGACACCAGCAAGCTGATCATCGGCGGGGAGCGGTTCGGCACAGATGCCAAGGACTATACCGCCACCTTCACCCCCACGCCCAACTACAAGTGGTGGGACGGCTCCACCGGGGCCAAGGAGGTCATCTGGACCATCACCAGCGTTATCGTACCCATCCCGGTACAGAAGGGCTCTCCCGTCTATACGGGCGCGCCGCAGACGCCGGAGTGGAACAACTTTGACCAGGAGAATTCCTCGGTGTCGGTGACGCCCCAGACCAACGCGGGCACCCATACCGCCACCTTTACCCTGCTGAAAGGCATGTGGTCGGACGGCACCACCGGGAAGAAGACGGTAAACTGGACCATTGGCCGGGCCAGCCTGGCGGCGGTGCCCAAGCAGAGCGAGGTGCCGAAGTACGACGGCAACCCCAAGACCCCGTCCTGGGACAGCAATTATGACAGCAATAAGATGACCGTTTCGGTGGAGCCCCAAATCAACGCCGGGACGGGATACACCGCCACCTTTACACCGGACTCCAACCACCAGTGGTGGGACGGCGAAGTGGGCGGCAAGACCGCGACTTGGTCCATCGCCAAGGGCGACCAGGTAGTGACGGTAAGCCCCGCAGCTGTGACCCTGAACACCAGTGCCCGAAGCGCCAAATTCACGGTGACCCGGAAGGGGGACGGCGTGATCTCCGCCATCTCCAACAGTCAGAGTGTGGCTACCGTGAGCAGCGTCAATCAGATCACGGGGGAGGTGACGGTGAACAGTGTAAAGGACACCACAGGCACCACCACAATTACCGTCAAGGTGGCAGAGGGGGACAACTATCTGGCCGGCGCGGACAAGCAGATACAGGTCAAGGCTCAGTTCGTCACCATCTACGGCGTGGAGTGGGATTGGACCAGCAGCGGCTCCACCAAGGGCAAGCGCACAGACGGGGCGGCCGGGTTCGGCGACCCCAATCCGGCAGTGAATAATGGCTCCGGCTCCTCCCCATTTGACAACCTGTACCCGTGGAGGGACATGACCAAGGTTACCCGGACCGGTGGTGTGATGGTGAAAGAGCCCAAGTATTGGTTCAAGTGGACCAAGACGGGGAAGAAGTTGAAGCTGCAAATCGCGGACGGCCCTGTTGAGGGGTTCCATGTGGACCCTGTGAATATGGATCGGGGCGATGGCTTGGGCGAGCTGGATCACTCCTACATCGGCCGGTACCACTGCGGCTCCAACTGGAAATCGGAGACCAATCAGGCGCAGATGGTCAACATCACCCGTTCCATTGCCCGCACCAATATCCACAATCTGGGGACGAACATCTGGCAGATGGACTTTGCCCAGTTCTGGTATGTGAATATGCTGTTCCTGGTGGAATTCGCGGACTGGAACGGTGAGCGCATCGGCCTGGGCTGTTCGGCCAGCGGCTCCAGGGAAAACAACGGAAAGACGGACGCCATGAAATACCACACGGGAACCACGGCGGTCAACCGGAATTCCTATGGGTTCTGCCAGTACCGGAATATCGAGGGCTGGTGGGACAACGTGTACGACTGGATGGACGGGTGCTACTACAATGCCAATGGCCTGAATGTCATCAAGAATCCCAATCAGTTCAGTGACAATGCCAACGGGGTTCTGGTGGGCAAGCCAACCAGCGGCTACCCCAGCGATTTCGCCATCCCGACTCAAAGCGGTCTAGAGTGGGCGCTTTACCCCTCCGAATCCTCTGGCAGTACTACAACTTGTGTCCCGGATAGCTGGAGTTTCAACGGTAGTGGCCCGTGCCTGCGCCATGGCGGTTACTATGACCGGAACCAGTATCGCGGGCCTTTCTGCGTGAGCTACGACGGCGCGTCGTACTCCAGCTCCTACGTCGGCTGTCGCCTCCAGGAGCGCCCGCCGAAGGCGGCGTGACTTATTCCCCTGTGGAGGAGGGGGTTTGGGGTGAGGGGACCGCAGTCCCTTCCCCCAACCTCCGCCTTATAAAAATTCAAAATGGAGCGATTTTGCTCTAATAAACCGCTTTTCCTTTGGTAAGGGGAAAGCGCGGGGTCAACTTTGCAGCAGACGATGTCCCGGATAACTGGAATTTCAACGGTAGTAACCCGTGCCTGCACCATGGCGGTAACTATAACCAGAACCAGAATCACGGGCCTTTCTACGTGAACTACAACAACGCGTCGAACTCCAACTCCAACATCGGCTGTCGCCTTCTTGAAGCAGACGCAGGTCGAAGGACCTGTCGGGTATGGCTAAACCTCCTTTTGGTAGTCAGGGTTCCTCACCCTTTCTATTACGCATCGTTGACCGCGCAGCACTTGCTGAAGATGAGCCGTCAGGACACAGCTTAGTACACTTCGGGCCGGGTCCCGCCCCGGAACCACCCGCGGCGATGGAACAGTTGTGAGGCTACAAGGAGGAACACTATCCCTGATGAAACGAGTTAGAATTTACCAACAAATCATTTCCGATGAAAACCTGCGTCTGGCTATTCAGGATGTCAACCGGGGACACCGGCGCAACGGCGACTACAGCTTAAATAAGAAGGTCATGGAAATCGAGGAGCATATCGATGAATATGTGGTAAAACTCCGCAAGTTCATCGAAGACCTGGTGACCGGAGACGAGCATATGCATAAACCCCTGCAACGGCGGAAATGGGACCGGAACGCGGACAGCGGCAAAGGGAAATGGCGGGATATCAATGAGCCGCTTTTGTGGCCGGACCAGTATGTCCACCACGCGGTAGTGCAGCCCATGATTCCGCACATCAAGCGGAGCATGGACAAGTATTGCATCGCAAGCGTGCCGGGGCGCGGCAACTCCTATGGCGTAAAGGTTTTGAAGAAATGGATGAAGAATGACCCAGTGGGCACCCAATACTGCGCGGAGTGCGACATTCACCACTGCTTTGTGGAGGTGGACCCGCCGTATGTCATCCATGCGCTGAAACGTCTGTTCAAGGACCGGGAAACGCTCTGGCTGTGCGACGCGCTGATGGAGTACGGAGTCCTGATCGGCGCGTTCTTCTCCGCATGGTTCCTGCATCTGCTGCTCCAGCCGCTGGATCTGATGATCCACCAAAAGCAATATGGTGTGAGCCACTATCTGCGGCAGATGGACAACTTCACCATCTTCGGCTCCAATAAGCGGAAGCTGAGGCGGCTGCTGGATGACATCCGGGCATGGCTGGCCGAGGTGGGCTTGCGGTTGAAGGGAAATTGGCAGATCTTCCGAGTAGGCTTTACGCCGAGGGTGGCGAAAGCCCACGACACCCTGCACGAGAAGAAACAGCGGCACCGCCGGCCAAGAATCCCGTCTGCGTTGGGCTATCGTTTCGGGCATGGGTACACGATCCTCCGAAAGCACAACCTGTTCCGGCTCAAGCGGGCGCTGCACACCTACTACCACCGGAGAGACCGGAACCGGGTCATCTCGTTCAAAAGGGCGTCCGGACTGATCTCAAGACTGGGGCAGCTCCGTAATTGCAACAGTCAGCGAATATTGGAGCGGTATTATCAGCCGAATACCATGTTCAATCTCAAGAAAGTCGTCCGAAGGGAATGTCGGCGGCTACAACGATTATATCCGCCTTATCGGGCGGCCTGAAAGGAGTGGCACCTATGAAGGTACAGGGAATGGTCGATCCGGGGAAGTTCGCCGTGGAGCAGATCCCGGGAACCAACCGAAGCCTTGTGCGGCTGTTTCAAAATGTAAAACCGGCAGAAACCGAGGAGTTCACCGGATATGAGTACGACGAGTACCACGTGGAGGTGGAAACCTGGGACGGGATTGTCCAGAACGTCCAGGACAACTATGAGGAGTTCCTGAAGAAAGGCATGGACAATGAGATCGACCTCAGCAACGAGGCTCTGTATCGTGCTCAGAAAGAGCTGGCGTCCTATGTGGAACTGGCCAATGCGATTCGGGAAGGAGTGAACGGAGTTGACTGACAAGGATTTTGTGCTGACCACTATGCGGAAATACGGCATGCGTCGGGCCCAGGATTTGCAGGAGACCTCCGAGGGCATGACGGGCACCGAACTGTACGAGAAAGAGGATTATATTCCCGACTTCTCTGCCGCGATCGCCAAGAAGAACATGCTGGAGCGCAAAGCCGGCAAGACGGACGGGTTCCTGTGCCGGTCTTCTGCGGGGCGTATTGTGCGCCTTATCCAAAACTACAACAGCGACATCTACCCCCAGGAGCCGGAGGAACTGCCCGCCCAGTGGGGGTTCTACTGGTCGGACGATCCTAAGAAGCCCCTCCCCTTCGTCGCCATGTCCACGAGCCCGTACATGACGGGAAATTGTTGCACCCACAACGGCCATGTGTGGCAATCCGGGCAGGACAACAATGTGTGGGAGCCGGGGACGGTCAATGTGAAGTGGACCGATTTGGGCTCAATCGAAGAAGTGATGGACAATTAAAATCTGTGTTTTCCCATAGGAGGTTGAGTAATGGTCGAAGAAAATTTAGTTTTGACCCTCAGCGTTCATGGCTCGAAGTGCGGAAACACTGCCTTGGCAAAGGATGGTGATTGATCACAATGATAGGCTATATCGAGTATCTGAATGTGCCTGTCGTGTTAGGACTCACTATCATCGGTGTATTTCTGGTTATGCAGATCATCGGAGAAGTTTTGGAATTTAAAGGGAAAGTCGTTCCTGAATTCGTCAAAATCCGAAAGTATTTTGCTCGTAAAAAGCAAGAGCGCCAGACCATGCAGGAAATGTCCACAACCATTCATGATGTGAAAACTATGCTAAGCAGTGTGGAGTCTCACTACAGTTCGGACAACATCGCAAAGCGTGATTCTTGGATGAAATGGGTTAATGAGCGGGCAGAGGTGTATGCCAAATCCATTGAAGTTCTGAAAGAAGGACTGGATAAAAACAATGAGATCACCATGTCCCTTTACATTGAGAGTAAGCGTAGTTCTATCATAAGCTTTGCCTCATATTGTGTCTGCCCCGACAATCCTGTAACCAGAGAACAGTTTAAGCGAGTCTTTCGGATCTATGCCGAATATGAGGAGATCATCAAAGATAATGGTCTTCAAAATGGAGAAGTGGACATCGCCATCCGTATCATCCGGGAAGCGTATGAGAATAACTTGAGAAACAGGTCATTTGTCGAGGACGTGCGCGGGTATGGCGGCGAGTAAAGTTATTATTTGCTTCTGTGCTTAAAGCGGCAGAACGGTGTAAAAAGAGGTGTAGGAGAGTCGGTTATTACTTGACTACTCCTACACCTTTGCCGTTCGAGCCCTGATATTGCTGGATTTTGAGTTTTGATTATAGAAACTAACTACACTTTTACCTGCTTCTAAGTGCTGTTAACTGCTGTAATACCAATGGTTTTCAGAACAGATAAGAGTAGTTAAAAGCGGGTAAGTGTAGGTAATTCGTATATTATTTCTGTACCATTCATACAACCATATTCCTACACTTCTTGATGTGGTTGATTTTATTTCTACACCTATACTCCTACACTGAAAGCGAGCTTGGCAAGGTCTATTTTATTTTCTCAATCTCCTCTCGAAGCCAAGTAAATTCGCGGCGCGTGTAGACCTTTTCTGTGATGTCGGAGATCTTGTGACCTACCATATATTTGATGGCATACTCATCCACCCCATAGCGTTTTGCCATGGTCACAAAGTGGGTGCGACCATCGTGAGGACGGTGCTCGGGGTTTAGTTTCAATTCATCACGGATACGCTCGAAGGCTTTCTGATACCGAGCATAGGTCAACTCAAAGTTCTTCTTGTTTCGGTTGTTGGGGTCTGCCCAGTTAAGCAGATACGGGCTTCCGATTGCTTCTGCTTCTCGATATTTTTTGAGTACCAGGTCCTGAATACGGGAATGAATGGGGACAACACGATTCTCACCGGCATCCGTCTTCATGCCGCCTTGAAATGTCCAGCTCTCTAAATCCACATCCTTTAGTTCCAGTAGTCCCAGTTCCTGAGGGCGCCAGCCGGAGTAGCACTGGATAAGCAGGATGTCGATACCATGTTTCTCATCGATATTATTCCAGAGCAATTCCATTTCATCATCTGTAAAAGCGATATGCCCCTTCTTTACTTTCTGGATCTCTTTGACGGTTTCTTCCGTGAGGTTGAAGGTTCTGGAATAGTTTCGATCCACTAACTCATATTCCAACGCATAGTCCAGCATCATGTTAAACATGGATTTGATTTGGTTCTTCATGGTGGCTGTTGGATGCTGCTCTCTGCCTCGAACAGTGGCCACGCCCTCTTCCATGCAGCCTTTTACATGACGGGCTCGAATGTCCATAACTCGCATCTTGTAAACTGCCGAACAGTAAGGCCAGGCACTGGTCACCGCCTTTGTACTCTTGACGGTCTTTTCGTATTCTGGAAGCCACTTGTCATAGAGCTCCTGCATGGTGATGGCTGTTCCAAGGTCATATGGATTCTTGTTATATTCCACCAGAGCGGCATAGGCATCGTTATAGGTGGCGAAGTATGATTCTGGCTTGAGCGGTTTGCAAATGGGTCTGCCATCAGAAGTTTTCCCCACAGTTACCATGGCTCGGAATGGATTTCTCAAATTACGATTTTTGATCTCACTGATCTGACCAAAGCCATTCGGCAATCGCCGTCGCTTGTTGGATTTGCGAGGTCTTTTTATTTTTTCAGAAGGTTTCAGAGGATATCCGCAATGAGGACAGGCATTTGCCTTATCGCTCACTGGCAATTCGCACTCTGGGCATTGGGTCAGCATAGGTCATCCCTCTTTTTCAAGGCTTTAATTTCTCGGCGTTCGATTTTGTCAACGATACGGCCGCCTACCGCATGGAGTAGAAAAACGCTGCCCGCAAATAGTAGCGCACCCCAGGCTCGCTGATTTTTGTTGTACTCTTTTACGCCGCCCTGCATAGTATAGACTTCATGCAAATGCTTGGCTGGGTTCACGTGTTTCTTCATTGGGTGTCTCCTTTCGCAAGATTTACAGTGGGTTTTATGGAGGTGTTCTATATGAAATACATGACGAATGCACAAATCGACGAGCTTAATTTGCTTTTGGATAAGCATGGGGCGGCTTTGACAGCATTTTATAACGAAGGAATGAGACAAGGCGCCAAAAATGTGATCCATGGTATGATGATTGGCGCGGCGATTATTGCTGGCGTTCAGATCACAAGGGCAATCATCAGAGCACACAAGCAAAAGAACTAAATAGGAATTGGGGTCGCTTAATCAGCGGCTCCTTTTCTTTTTGCCCCTTGCGCCGCCCGCTCTAATCATATATGATAAGTGTACGAATTGTCAAGCATATTCCTACACAATATTTTTGATTAAGATTTGAGGGCTGGATATGGTGATGAACGAGTGCTCCGCCTGTCCCCGGTGCGGCGGACGGTTGAAATACTACGACAGCGTGCCCAGACTGGTACGGACGAAAGGGCGGCAAACCTCCAGAGTTCCCATGCGCCGCCTGCGGTGCTCCGGCTGCGGGGCAATCCACCGGGAACTGGGCGGTCTGTTCTTCCCCTACAAGCAGTACGAGGCCGAAGTGATATTCGGCGTACTGGAGGGGCTTATCACCTGCGAGACACTGGGGTTCGAGGATTACCCCTGCGAGATGACCATGCTCCGGTGGCTTTCGCAGAAAGCACAGCTCCTATTATGGAGAAATCCATAAGCGAAAGGAGTAAATGAGCATGAAACTGACACCTGTGGACCAGATACCGAAGATGAACGGCTATCACAAGCTGCAAGAGCTGATCGAGGAGTTTACGAACGGCGACGCTAAGATCGTAAAGGTGGAATTTAGCGAGACCGATTATAAATCCCCGGCGGTCTGCCGGTCTTGTCTGGCCGCGGCCATCAAGCGGTCGAAGCGTCCGGTCAAGGTATGGCGTCGTGGAAATGAGATATTCCTGAGCAGGGATGTTTGACAAAGGATCGAGCCGCCGTAACAGGCGGCTCTTTTCTTTTTCGGACGCAGGAATTGCACAGCCCTTTATGGAGGTGATTTCAATGGACAAAATCAAAGCACTCAACACCAAAGTCATGGCAAAAGACTTCGGACGGGTAGGCTTGGGCACACTGGCCATTGCAGCCGGAGCATTTCTGTGGGGCAAGTTTTTGTACGGCAGAGGTGTGCGCGGCTGCCAACGCTGGATGTGCGAGACGTTTCCGGACGAATACGAAAGCATGACGGAAAAGGTCGCTGATATGCTGGAACAGGACCATTGAGCAGGCCAAAACAGATTGAGACGCTCTCGCGGCGGCTCTTTCTTTTGTCTCCGGCGGTTATATTTCTAATTTAGATTAGCCCGGTTTAACCTAAGTTAGAAAACGGGCCCCGCAGATTTCGCAATTCCTATTATGGAAAGGAAACGGATAGATGCTGGTGGAAATCCAGCGGTGAGACACGAAGGCGTGCCGCCAAGTAATAACTTAATAAAAGATGGCACCCACCGGGCAACGGTTTTCGTTGGGCCGACCCTGAAGTCGTTTCCTTTTCTTTTTTTTCGCGCCGATTCAACAGGGGCCTTTATGGAGGTGAAGGTTATGGACACCAGGAAAATTCTTAGTGCGATCGGAACATTCGCGGTTGTGGGCGCGGTATCCACGGCAGGCGCGGCACTATGGACGAAGGTTCTGAACAGGAAGTTTCAAATGGTACAGCTCAAACTGACACACCCGAAGTCAGACAAAATTATATTCGTCGACTTCAAGAAGGCAAAGAGGGGCCGCTGACACAGCGGCTCTTCCCTTTTTATCCGCACAAAAGGCCGTCTCCTTTATGGAGACAAAACTTTTTAGGGGGTAATCAAGAATGAACAAGCAGAAATGGACAGAGAAGCCGGTCACCTGGGGCGGATATCTCAAACTCAGCGGCATTGTGACAGTCATCGGCGCGATTTTCAGCGCGGTGTATATCATTGCCATGTTTGAGCCGGCCTGGTGGATCGGGATTCGGAAGACGGTTGGAAAGACGTTCAACCATTGGGCCCGGAAAAGGAATCGTTTCTAAAGGGCGGGAGCCGCTGTAACAGGCGGCTCCTTCTCTTTTTCTTTCCACCGAGGTTGTTTTTACGAAAACGGGGCTGCGCCCTTAGAATAGCCGTTGAAAGGAGGCAGACGCCGATGAATGAACAAGAGTTCCATCCGGGCTCCGTCCCTGTGGCGGTGGTGGCCCGTGTTTATGGAAAAGACGCGTCCTGGGTGAGGGCCGGAATTATCTCCGGCTGGCTGCCCATCGGCAAGGCGACCCGGAACGGCAATCTGGTGGCCAGCATTGAGGAGATGGATTCCCGGTACGGCCGGATCAATTTCTACATCTCGCCAAAGCGATTGTACGAGGAAACCGGATATTTCTGGAGAGGAGAACGACGATGAGAAATGACATGCGTCCGGAGCTTTCGCAGAAGAACCCCTACTGGATCGGCAAGCACCGCTACTACGAGCTGAAGCATTTCTGCCTACAATACCCCATTTGGAAAAAGGCCCGACTGGCCCTGGATGGGCTGAGTAGGCGGCCGGCCGACCTCCAGGTCTTTGTGAGCTGCGGGCAGGTGAAGGGCGACCCAACAGAGCGGTGCGCCCAGTCCCGGATATTCTTCGGGGAGCGCATGGAGATGGTGGAGCAGGCGGCCATCGAGGCGGAGCCCGACCTCTACTCCTATCTGCTGCGGGGCGTGACCGAGGGGCTGTCCTACGATGCGCTGAAGATGAAGTATGATATTCCCTGCTGCCGGGACGTCTATTACGCCGCGTACAGACGGTTCTTCTGGCTGCTGAGCAAGAGGAGGGATTGAAGTTGCGGGTTGTGGACGTGGCTGTCCGGCAATGCTACCGGTTCAACTGCCCGAACTGCGGGAGCAGGCTGGAGGCCGACTGCGGCGATCTGGTGGACATCGGCGGAAAGACAAGCCGGTTCTGGTGCCCGGTCTGCCGGAAGGAGCGGTATGTTCCATGGAGTGCCCTAAGGAAACGGGTTGTGTACGAGGACAAGTCTGCGGAATAGGCAGGCTCCTTTATGGAGGCGAAATGCCATGAAGAAAACGATTTTGGAAAAGGTGGCGGACAACAAGTTCAATGCTGTGAAACAGTTAGTCCGATTCATTCGGGAAAATGACAAGAACCCGGGTGGATTTGAAGACTTATGGGAAAACAGTTTTGCGCTTGAGGACGAATTAGATGAAATCATACTTCGGATAGCGCACATCATCGAATTGGAAAAAGCATTAGAAGAATACGAAGAGTAAGGATTGGGCCTGCGGAAACGCGGGCTCTTTCCTTTTTGTATTTCGCAGAAACGGCAGCGGCTATTATGGAGGTGATACCATTATGACTTACAAGCAAATCGAGGCAAGCCGGGAGCTGAGGCTTTGGATCGGGCAGGTGATCGTGCCCGCCGTTACGATGGCGGTCGCATTGGCGTCCATTCCGGAGGTTAGGAACGCGGCTTCCACAAAGCTGGAACAGCTGAAATGGAAACTCAAATCCAGGAGCAAGGGCTGAGCAGGCCCTTTGCTTTCTATTTTCCATACGCAGCCGGCCGGAAAGCGTGTTAGAGTGATATCCTGAAAAATTCCCGGGTGAAAAATTTAAGAAAACAGCGTCAAAGGAGGAATTGAATTTGGAGATTATTGCGGCGATTGCGGCGCTTTGCATCGGAATTTTGATCGGTATGTGTCTGTTCCAGGATCGTCCGGTCGGCGACCTGCGGGTGGACCATTCCGATTTCGCGGACGAAGGCCCTCATTTATATCTTGAGCTGGATACGGATATACGGGCCGTTATGCGGAAGAAACGGGTGGTCTTCCGGGTCAAGGTGGAGGACTTCCTGCCGCACGAATAACATCGGCTATTATGAAGCCAATTCTGATTTTTGAAAGGAGAAAAAGCATATGGCAGAGATCAAAACGTTGTTGGATGATGTGATCGAGACGGAGCTCGCGAATCTGCGGACCCTTCCATCCGGAAACGAGGAGAGAGCGAAAGCGATCCGGGATCTGGCGGCGCTGCACAAGCTGCGTATCGAGGAGATCAGGGCCCAGGCCGACGTGGATGAGAAGTCCGAGCGGCGGGAGATGGACGGCAGACAGCGCAGGGAGGAGCTTGCCTGCAAGGATGCCGACCGCGCCCGTGAGGAGGAGCTTCAGAACCGTCAGCTTCGGGAGCAGAAGATCGACCGGTATGTGCGCATTGCGGTGGCCGGCGCGGAACTGGTGTTGCCGCTGATGTTCTACGGCATCTGGATGAGACGGGGATTCAAGTTTGAGGAGTCCGGGGTTTACTCGTCCACCACGTTCAGGAATCTGTTCAGCCGTTTTCGGCCGACAAAGTAACGAACAGGCTCGAAAAGAAAATGAAGAGGCCGTGCAGACAGCACAGTCTCTTCGTTTTATCCGCGAGTTATTCGGGGCGTTTTATGGAGAACACCCGATATTTTCAAGGAGGTATCTGTTTATGAAATGGACGGAAGAAGAAAAGCGCCAATTCATTCTGAGGGTCGACATTGGCCGAGCACGCCGCTTATACGACGAAGGGAAAAACGCAGAGGAGATTGCGGCGGTTGTGAGGCGGCCTGTCGCGCTGATGGAAAAGTGGATTAGGAACTTCAAAATCATTGACCAAAAGAGACAGGCAAGAAACGGGTGAACCCCAAAAAGCAGGGCCCCAGACAAGGGCTCTTGCTTTTTAATCCGGGTCCCAACCGGAGCCCATGTCTTTGATTTGGTCTTCTCCTGTCCCCCAACTGGCGCTGATGTCGGGAAGAGCGCAATCATAGCAAACATTGGCGTCTGGGTATTGATCGTCGTAAACACCCTTATAATATTCTCGACTGAGCTTTCGTCTCACGGCGGCAACATCAAACTCTTTGCCGCATTCTATACAAACAGCCATATTCGCCCCTCCATACATAAAGGATGTCTCCATTTTACCATAGTCCTCGCCAAATTTACAAGGCGTTTTATGAGGAGAGAGCGCTCTTTACCTCAATATCAGCCGGAGCCGCAAGGCCCGGACGACTTAGGAGGTAATGCAAATGCGTAAAAAGAGGAACAAGGTCATTATCCCGGAGGGAGCCGAATTGACGGACTACCTGAACCGGGGGTTCGCGATCTGTAACCGGTGCGGGGCGGTGATGGACCAGAGAGAAGACCCAAGAGGAGGTTGTGATATTTACGCCTGCCCGTCCTGCGGATGGGAGATTGACGAGATGGAGTACGAGTATGAGAGCGGAGATCCGATGGAGCTCGTACAGGATGAAAGAGGCGACGACTACCTGGTCTTCCGGAACGACATGCCGCCCGCCGGGTGCAGAGCGTGCGGAGGCCCATACCCCTACTGCAAGCCGTCGTGCAGAATGTTCGACGACTAAGCATGACCAACGTAGAGGAGGAGCCCTGTAACAGGGGCTTTTCCTCTTTTATATTTTTGATAGGCGCAGAAATGGCAGAGTGTATTATGAGAAACTATTTTGAGGAGGAACCAGTCATGGATATTACGAAAAAAGTAGCGGCGTTGAGGTTCAAATACCACGCAAACATGCTTGACGTCTGTAATGTGCTGAACCAAATCGGCATTTTGAAGGACGAAAAAGCAGAATCGGTGATGAAAAATCATACGATGCAGTGCTTTGATTGTTTGGAACGATTAGGTTATCCCATCGAAAAATTTCTGAAAGAGCAAGAGAAGGAGTCCTGATCGGGGCTCTTTCTTTTATATTTGGAGGCAGACATGCGCTATCACTACGAGAAGCCGCCCATTTATCTTTCCATGTACGGACAGCGCTACTGCTGCGACCATCCGGTCTATAACCACTGCACCCTGTTCCTTGTCGGCGAACGGGGCCTGGCGGTGATTCAGCAGCGGTACGACCCGGAGACGAAGCACACCTTCTGGGCCGAGGTAGACGAGTGGCTGACGGACCCATTATATCTGCACCCCCGGTTTCGGGCGTTCTTTGACCGCCGGGCCGGGACGGGTACGGACGGCCTCTACCCCACCGTGACCATCCGGCAGATCATGTGGGCGCTGAAGATGAAGCCCCTGCCCAAGCAGCCCTGGGAGACGGTCTTCGACCATACGCCGATTTGACAACCTCCTTTATGAGAAACCAACTGATTTTGAAAGGGGTTGCGGTTTATGAAAACATTCAAGAACAAGCTGTACGCTGTGGGGCTGATGCTCTGCGGAAGTGTTCCGACATTCCTGGAGCAGGACGCCACGGCGCTGGTATTTATCGGGATGATTGCAGTTCCGCTGTTCTTTGCAAAAGAAAACTGGATTTATTAAAGGGAACGGCCCGGACAAGGGCTTTTCCTTTTATATTTGCGCTTATTTCGCAGCTCCTATTACGGAGAACGATGCTCGTAAAAGGAGGTAAAGGAGCATGGACGAAATGAGACTGGAATCGAAATTTACAACAGGACTTGTATCAAAAATCGCAAGGACCGTTGTGCGTAAGAAGCTGGGCTACGATATGGATATTCGGCTCAACCGGCTGCGGACAACGGTGGTTGATGAAAAGACACACGTACATCTGGACGTCGATCTGGAGCTCACGAAGGAAGAGCTTGACAAATTATTGAAGAGCATCGGGCTCTGAGGCAAAGGCCCCATAACAGGGGCTTTGTCTTTCTTCCGCAGATTCCGCAGGTTCTATTGTGGAGAGGCATACAGCGAGCTACGAAGCGAGGGTGGTAGTAGGCAACGCAAGACGGAAACCCACCTGCCTCTCTTAGGTTTTCGCAGATTTTGCAATTCCTATTATGGAGAGGAAGTTAGCTCAGTGGTAGAGCGCAGGCTGAAATGCCTGAGGCCGCCGGTTCGAGTCCGGCACTTTCTCTTTCGCTTTTGCATGGAGAAAAAAAACAAGTTTGGAAAGGAGTTTACCATGGAGAAACGGCCGCTGGACACGGAGCTTGAAGTTCTTTGGAGCGAGCACCTCGAAGACGATGTGTTCTCAGTACGCGCTTACAATGTTCTGGCGCATCGTCTCGGTCTTCGCACGTTAGGGGATATTTTGAATTTGACCCGCGACGACATTGCAAAGGCGAGGGGCGCTGGGGAAAAGACCCTGGACGACATTGCGAAGCTGGTTCGGTCGTGCGGATACGAACTGAACGGATTTACGGACGCCGGTCCGGACTGCAAAAAGTGCAAACAGAGGGATTTCCTGCGGCCGGCGCATCAGCACTTTTTCAAATTGGCAAGGGAGTTCAACCGCTTGTATCATCATCCCAAGGACCGCGCCTTTGTGTTTCCAAACCGGATTTCCGGAGAGACGGGCTGGGATATTGTAAAGCGGGCCATATTCGCCACCTATAACGTGTCGAGCATTGCCTCTCTGCCAGACGGGGAGCAGGCGAAAATCAATGAATTTGCGATGGGTCTCACGGATATTCTGTTCCAACAGCTGCGGGACCGGGCAAAAGAATACAAACGGAGCAATATTTGAAAGGAGAAAATGAGCATGGAAGTTAAAATTGTGGGCGAGATCAAGTTCAAGACCTGTACCCTCCCGGTGTATCGGGATTTGGACGAGCCCCTGTTCAAGGCGGGGGACGTCGCTGAGCTGATGGACTATGGGCCGAACAATATTTGGAACCTGACCAACCTTTGCGAAGAGGACGAGAGGCTGGTGCTGTCATCGGAAGTGGCGGGTCAACACCGGCGGGTGACGTTCCTCACCGAGAGCGGACTCTACAACGTCCTCGCCCAGAGTCGGAAGCCGGTTGCCAGGGCGTGGCGGCGGGTCATTGCCGAGGAGCTGATTGCCCTGCGGCGGTCCCGTGGCAAAAATATCTCGGAGCAGTTCGAGGACTGGGACCACATGGCGGACACCATCTACTTTGACGAGGTGACCGGGCGGCTGATGCGGTCGGTGACCGTTCCCGGCGGGGACGTGGAGCAGGTCCCCTACGAGCCCTGACGCCATGAAAGCGGAAATTGGATACCCCGATGTGGTCATGGGGGATTTTATACAGGACCTTATCGGCGACATCGAGCATAACATGCGGCTTGCTCCGCCCAACGACCAGTATTTCGAGGAGCTCAGCATTCAGAAATTTACCCTGCAACAGCTGCTCCGGGAGATTGGCAGGCATGAAGGAGACTCTCCCACCGCCGTAGTAGCGAGATTTGTGGAGAGGATGTCTGCCACAGCAAAAGAGGACGACCCACGGTTCGTCTTTTCTATCTCCAGGGACGCGGCCCAGTCCATCCTGGACGGATTATATTTTGACTAAACGGAAAAGGAGAAACAATGACTGGAGAAGTTTACATTCATTATGGCGCGGACGCCTTCGACCCGAGCCATGGGTTTCCGGTGGTAAACACGAAATACTCCTGGGCAAAGCCCCACGGAGGTCTATGGGCATCGAGAAAACGTGCGTCCTACGGCTGGGCCAAATGGTGCGAGGAGAATTCCTTTCGGGATTGCGCCGCAGAACCCTCATTTCAGTTTATCATGCGAAATCCGGAAAAAGTAGCGGTCATTCATAATTTGAACGATCTGCGACAGCTTCCGATGGTGAGAGACGTTCCGCCCGGCATGTGGGAGGAAATTGACTTTGTGGAATGTCTGCGGCGAGGAATTGACGCTGTTGAACTCTGCTGGTATGGGGAGGAATACCAAGACCAGCGGGCCGATGATTTATATCTCGCTTTGTATGGGTGGGACTGTGACTCCATTGTGGTCCTCAATCCCGACGCAGTGATTCAGATTTAACACTCGAAAGGAGAAAACATCATGGCTAAGACCTATCTTGATATTCTGAGCGAGCGCGGCGTCCGCCCCTTCCTGACCGACGAGGCTTTTGAGGAGCTCCAGAAGTTTGACTACAAGAGCCAGTACGCCATTCCCGGCCAGGTAATGCCGGTCTTCAAGCACCCCAACCAGCACAAGATTGAGCTGGGCAAGACCACCAATCTGATCGGAGATATGTGCTGGTACGGAGCCAGCGTGGAGGAGGTGGTACGGGCCATCCAGTACGGCATGGTGGTGCTCGATGCGGACAAGCGCCATTTGGACTGGAAGAAGGCCGCTGAGGACTTCGGTATTCAGGAGCTTCTCAAGAAATACCGCCGGTTCCGCCGCAAGCCCAAGCTGACAGAGCGGGAAAAGCTGGTCATTACCGCTTATACCGGCTATGTTCTGGAGGGTACGGCCGGAAAGGTAGTGGATTTCGTGGAACAGGAGCTGGGTCATTCCATTCAGACGCCGGAGCCGCCCGCAGTCCCGGTTGTTGTGGAGGTGCGCCGGGCTTTGCAGGAGGAGTTCTGCGAGATCTGCCGGAAGCACCACATCTTTGATTATATTTAAGGAGGATACGGACGTGAACGCAAAAACGACCCTGCTCCACGGAGCCGAGAAAGCGGTCAAAAAGGCGGCGCCGACGATATTGACCGTTGTCAGCGCGGCGGGGGTGGTGGCCACGGCGGCTCTGGCGGTCAGGGCCACACCCAAGGCCCTCAAGCGCATTGAGGCGGCAAAAGCGGTCAAAAAGGCGGAAAATGGCGGAAATTTGACCCGAATGGAGACGATAGGAGCCTGCTGGCAATGCTATGTACCGGCGGCGGCCACGGGAATCGCTGTAATCGGGTGTATTTTCGGAGCAAATGCCCTCAACCGGCGTCAGCAGGCGGCTCTGGTCAGCGCCTACGCCCTGGTCAGCCGGTCCTACAACGATTACCAGCGCAAGGTCAAGGAGCTCCACGGCATAGACGCCCACCGGGGGATCATGGAAGCCTTGGCCGCCGAAAAGAGCAAAAAGCAGCCCATCTACGCGGGCACCCTGATCGGGTCATCCTCTCTGGACTTTGAGGACGCCGGCGAGGAGGAGCGGCTGTTCTACGACGCCATCTCGGAGCGGTATTTTCAGGCTACCATCAGCCAGGTGCTCCAGGCCGAATACCACCTCAACCGGAACTTTGCCCTGGGCGGAGGTTTCATCACCCTGAACCAGTTTTACGAGTTCCTAGGTATCGAGCCGGTGCCCGGCGGGGACGAGGTGGGCTGGATGGTTTCGGACGGGCTCTACTGGGTGGACTTTGACCACCAAAAGACCGTGGTGGACGACGGGCTCAACGGCGAGGTGGAATGCTACATCATCGACGCGCCCTTCCCGCCGGTAAGCGAGCGTGAATACGAGGACATGGAGCTCTGAGGGCTCCGCAGAAATTGCATCTCCTATTATGGAGAATCTATATTTAACAGGAGGTTTGACTTTATGGACTCGAAAACGATATTTAAGGTGTTGTCCTTTGTAGGTATGGCCCTGGGCGGGATCGGCACACTGCTGTCCGCCTGGGCTGACGGAAGGGAGCAGGACGCGATTATCGAGGAGAAGGTAAATGAAGCACTGGCCGCCCGTGAACATGGAGAAAAGGAAAGCGAGGAGCCCTGACCGGGGCTCTTTGCTTTTGCAGGAGCCGCTGTCCATGAACGAACAGGCGATCCTCTTTCTCATGGAGGTCCTGAACGGCTTTGAGGAGCCGCCAAGGTCCGACTGGCCCAGGCACGAGGCGGAGGAAGTCAGCTTTTCCCGCTGGGCGGTGGAGGAGCTGCTGCAACAGGTCTGGGACCACCCGTGGACACTGGCCTCTGAGACGGTAGAGCGTTTCGCCGCGAAGCTGGGGCTATACGCCGAGACCTGCGTCACGGACCAGCAGCACCGGATCTTTCGGATCGCGGCCGAAACCGTGAGGGGATTCCTCGATGAGATCGAGAAGCTGGAGCGATGAAAACATTGATATTTATGAGAGGAGATGGCGTCTTGAACAAACAAGCAATTTCAAACGCCCTGAAAGCGTTGCAGAAAACCGTGAAAAAGCACAGCCCGGAGATTTTGACGGGCATCGGCATCGCCGGGATGACCGCCGCCGCTGTGATGGCGGTCAAGGCCACCCCCAAGGCCCTGCGGATGGTGGACGAAAAGGAAATCCGGGACGGAAAGCGCCTGACCACCGGCGAGATCGTCAAGACCACCTGGAAATGTTATATTCCCCCGGTCGTCACCGGCGTATGCTCCGCGGCCTGCATCATCGGGGCCAGTTCCATCAGCGCACGGCGCAACGCGGCCCTGGTCACAGCCTACACCATTTCGGAGACCGCGTTGAAGGAGTACCGGGACAAGGCGGTTGAGGTGGTCGGCGTGAAGAAGGAGCAGGCCATCCGGGACGCGGTGGCCAAGGACAAGCTGGAGAAGGCCAATGTCAAAGAGCGGGAATTCATTTCCACCGGACGGGGCGAGACCCCCTGCTTCGACCCGCTGACCAACACCTGCTTCAAGTCGGACATCGAGAGCCTCCGCCGGGCGGAAAATACGCTGAACAAGCGGATGCGGGACGAGGTGAAGATCACCGTCAATGAGTTTCTGATGGAAATTGGCCTGGAGCCCTGCGACGACTCTATCGGAGAGACCATGGGGTGGGACATCGACAAGGGCTACATCGAGCTGGACTTCAGCTCCCAGCTGGTGGACGGCGTCCCTTATCTGGTGCTGGGGCACCGGGTCCCGCCGGTCTATCTGGGCTGGTGACATCCGCAGAAATTGCATCTCCTATTATGGAGAACCATCCAATGAACCTAACTTTACAAGGAGGAACTTGACATGGAAGAAATGAACGCAAGAGTGATGGAGAACGAGGTTATGGACGAGACCGTGGAGGTCGATGAGGCCGTTGACAGCGGAAACGCTGGCGCGCTGGTCGCAGGAATCGTCGGAGGCTTCCTGGCTTACGCCGTGATTGGCGGGGCGAAGAAGCTCTGGGGGTTTGCGGGCGCCAAGCTGGCCGAGCGGAAGGCTGCCAGAAAGGCCGGGACCGACGCGGTAGACGTCGAGTACACCGATGTCGAAGAGACTGCGGAGGATTCCGACGAGGGGAACTCTGAAAAGTAAGCAGAAGAGAGGTTCGCCGGGGGAGAGTACCTGTTTCAGGTGCTTTCCCTTTTTTGCTTTTGAAAGGAGAAAATTGCATCATGAGAGGTATTTTGAAGAACACCCTGTTGTTATTGGGCGGTATGGCGCTGGGGAGCCTGGCGACACGGAGAGCGATCCGGTATGCCGTGGAAAACAGGTACGACCGTGTGAAGTACGAAGAGCCCATCTTTGGGACCGGGGAGGACGCCGAGCAGGTGCTGGACGGGCTCAAGACCCTCATCAGCACCTACGGCAACGCAACGGCGGCGGATTTGTATGAGCTGGCCGGCACCCACGATTTCAAATACGAGATGACAAGGATTGGCTGGACCTCCGTGGACGGGGCGGAGATCGTCCAGACGGACGACGGCTATATCATCACACTCCCCCAGCCCAAGCCCATCACTTACAAGGAGGAACCGTAATGGCAGAGTATCCCAACAACTCCCACAGTGCAAGGAAGAGAACGGATTCTACCGCACCGGGAAAAGCGGAAAAGAAGCTGGAAAAGGTGGTGACCGGAGCGGCCAAGACCCGGAAGAAGAGTGAGGCCCGGAAATTCGTCAACATCTTTGTCCCGGAGGACGGGGAGAACGTCAAGTCCTATATCATGATGGACGTGATTATCCCCGGCATCAAGAACGCCATCGCCGACGTGATCAGCATTGTGCTCTTCGGCGACTCCGGGCGCATCGGCGGAAGCAGGAGCAAGCGGGACGGACGCTCCCGGCTCACCTACTGGGACGACAGGCGGGATGACCGTAGAGAGTACGGACGGCCCAGAGCTGCCGCGGGCTTTGAATATGACGACATTATATTTGAGACCCGCGGGGACGCCGAGCTGGTGCTGGATCAGCTGGAATCGGCCATCGCCAACTACGGCATCGCGTCGGTGGCCGACCTCTACGACCTGGCGGGCATCACCTGCCGCAACTACACCGCCAACCGATACGGCTGGACGGACATTCAGTCGGCAAAGGTCATCCGAACTAGGGAGGGCTATACCTTGCAGCTTCCAAGGACGGTCCAGATCAACTAAAAGGAGGCGGACGCCATGTGTGGATATTTGACCTCCAGCGGCTACAAGGGTCTGGTATGTGGCCGGTGGATGCTGTTCGCCACGGACACCGAGTATTACGAATACATGAGAGAGCATGAGGAGGAGCGCCATGCGGATTAACGCGGATTCATTTGTAGGCGTCGGCATCTGCATTTTGGGGCTTGTGGGCGTGGGCTACGCCATCGGCGTCCACTCCAAAATGAAGGTGATGTGTGACCGGCTGGATACCAGCATCGACAACCTGGCCAACAACACCGAGATTGATATTCCCGCAAAGGTCATTGACCAGGCGGTTCAGAAGGCCGTAGAGCGGGAGTCCTATTCCGCGGTCAAGCGGGCCACTGAGGAGGTCGTGGCCGACGCGAAGCGGGAGATCGAGAGCCGGGTGGGCACGGCGGTAAAGGCCCAGTATGACGCGATTTCGGACGGCGTGGCGGATCAAATCGCCAAGAATGTCGCCCGGATCGACGAGAGCAAGCTCAAGAAGGAGGTCGTGCAGAAGGCCAAGGAGCAGATCGCCGAGAAATTCGACGACAAGCTGGACGACCTGCTGGAGGAGTTCAACGGAAATCTCCAGAACGTGGGGAAAATCTATAAATCTATTGCGAGATCATTTTCTAAGGAGGATATTTGACGATGAAAACCAATGAAATCATGAAATCTGTGAGCCTGACCTTCAACAAGGTGGGGTTCCGGCTTCAGAAGAAGAGCCCTGAAATCCTGGTGGCCGCCGGCGTGGTCGGCATAGTGGTGAGCGCCGTCATGGCCTGCCAAGCCACTCCCAAGGCCCTCAAGGTGGCAGAGAAGACCCAGGACGACGTCGAACGGATT